GTTTTCCTGCCGGAAGGCTGCTTCCTGTTCCTCTGTCTCCTCCAGCCACCTCTCCAGACGTTCCTCCAGCTTTACTGGCCTGCTTGGATATTTCCCGTTTAAGTACTGGCTCAGCATGGAGCGGGAGCACTTCATCCCTTCCTTATCAAATTGCCAGGCCAGCTCCGCCTTGTTCATGTTTATGATTCTTAATCTGAGGCACACACGTTCTGCCAGACTTTTCATTTACGATACCCTTCCTTTCCGTTTGATTGGTTTATGTGTTGGACTTAACCCATGTTACGCAGTTTCTCCAGCGCTTCGCGGCCCTGTCTGGCGATATATTCCGACTGCCGCGCCGCCTTCCTGTGTTCCCGGTAGCTCTCCTCCTTCGGCAGCGTGATGACCTTCCGGCTGTTCCCTGCCCCTTCTATCATCATGCTTCCCACGATGGTGTTGGCTTGGGCCGCGCCGGCAATCCGTTCATCCAGCGGGCATCTCATTTCCTTCAGCTTCTCACGCACATCCTTCATCTGCTGCTTCTGGAGCCGGATGTGGCGTTCCAGCGCCTCCTGTGGGACCTTGTGGGCAATCTTTAACAGTTCCTGGCTCTCGGCCTCACAAATCATATGGCCGTCCTGGGCGTCAAACACAAGCAGCCGGGTCACGTCCTCCGGGTCATACTTGATGTCCACAGGCTTGTCCATGTAATAAATCAGCTCCGGATGGTTATAGACCTGGCCGAATTTCCGGATTCCCACGTTATATACCCGTGCCCGTTCTGACTTCATCAGCTGCAGCAGGGCAAAGGATTTTGGCGGCAGGGCCTTCTCATACCGTTCCCCTTTGTCAAACAGTTCCTGCGGGGTACAGTATGTTTCTCCCTGGTTTTTCAGGCCCCTGTGGACCTTCACCGCATACACGTTGTGCAGGTAGTGGCTCCACTTCTCATAAAACTCCTCCATGGTCAGCAGCTTCCCCTGTTCAAGCATACGCTTGATGTCCTTGTCAATCTTGGCGCTGGTCCTGCTTCCTGTCAGTGTACCCGTGTAACTCTTAAACCACCGGGAGAATCCATCGCATACCGTCTTAAACAGACGCTCTATTTCGGATTTACTCCATGGCTCATAAGGACGGCTCCGGTGGAAGTCCTCTATCCCAATGGTGTGATAGAATCCCGCTTTTACCTCCTCAAATCCGGCATACCGTTCTGTTTCCTCCCGGGTGGGATAGCGTCTGACGCCGGTCAGTTCCCTGGAGGTATAGTCCTTTCCGTTGTCAATGTTCAGGTATTTCGGCATCCCTCCCGGGGTTCCGTACAATACCTTAATCAGGGATTGCTTCAGTATCTGGGCATTGGCATCCCGGCAGATGATATCCCCCAGCACCATGCGGCTCCTGGCGTCAATCCAGGCCACCAGCTTAGGCTTGATGGCCGTCACCTTCCCATTAGGCAGCTTATAGGAGACCCAGCAGTCAAAGGTATGTTCATCCCCCAGAAGGACCTCCATGACCTGGAGGGACCGGGTATCGCGCAGGGCCTTCACCATCCGCTTGTTCTTCCACGCCCTGTCACCTTTGGCTGCAAGGAAATAGGCGCTTTCCAGCTGCCCGTCTGCCATCAGGTGGGAGATGTAACGGCATACACTCTGGTAAGATGGGATGGGCCAGCCATTGGCCGTACCGATTTTCAGCAGCTTGTCATACAGCATCTGGCGCTTTCCTTCATTCCGGGCAAAGTCCTTGTCGAACCAGATGTTGTGTATCTTCTGCTTCACTTCCGGCGTAAAGGTGGGGAAGGTATTGGAATCCTTGGGTTTCCGGCACAGGCACAGGACCTTGTAATAATCGTAGTTGGCCCCGGTCTCCCGCAGCATCTTCAGGGCCCACCCTGCCGCCTCCAGGTATTTGTCCATGTGGCGGTACAAAGTCCTTTGGCTCATTCCCAGCTCCGCCGCCTTACGGATGATGTACTCCGTCTTGTCTGCATCCGAATAGTTGATGATGTCCTGCAGGAGCCGGGACAGCTCCACCGCCTTGTAATATGCCTGGCTGTGGTTCTCTATGTACCAGTTCACATCGGTATCCAGGTACCAGGGCTCCTCTGGGGGCAGGTTCTCCATCACGATATCACTTCCTTCTTCCGTATCTATCTTCTTCATGGCCCGGTAGGCCTTCTGGGCTTTGGGGCTTAGGTCAGTAAGTTTGATGTATTTTCGCTCTTTTCCACCAGATAAAATTTTCTCTTTTCGTAACACAATTTCTGCATTCTCTTCTCTACGAGAAACCTGTTTCATAAAAGTTCTATATAACATCCCTTCTAAATCAGATGCATCTTTCATAGATATATAAATTTCTTCCATCAGATTTCCCCCTTTCTGTTGCAATTTGGCTGTTGGTATAGTACAATGCAGATGAGTATTTATCGGAACGCCCGACCTTCCCCCAGAAGTAGGGTGTTCTTCTTTTATGCAAGTCCATATCCAGCCCCCTATGCCACATCATTCTCATTTATTTTGAGAATTTTCAGCATTTGCTTCCGATACTTATACCCAGGCCTCTTTCCTTTCAGCATCCGGCACAGTTCTTGAGGGCTTGTACCCAATATATTTGCCAGCTGGACCTGGGTCATCTCCAATTCAATCAGACGCTTCTTGACAATCTTTCCAAGCTCCCTTGTCTTTACATCTGCCATCTTACTCACTCCTGTATAATCTTCTGGTCCGTTTCCTGTCTGTTCCAATCCGCTTAAGTTCCATTCTGCTTACCACTTCCAAAAACTCCCTGGTATCCTTTATCACCAGCCAGTTCTCTGGCTGCAGACCATGAAGTTTCATCTCCTTTTTCTGGCTTAAGGTTGGCTTTTTGCCATTTTTCATGAGATTTATCACCTCCGGTTTTATTCATCTGACCCTGTCAGGAAATGATACCCATCAATCATTAGGCAGCCATTAGGGCTAATCCTTACTTCAAGATTTGCCAGTATCCTACGCTCTATCGCACTTATAATTGTTACCTCAGCTGATTCAGCCGTCCCTTTTATATGGGCTGTCGCTGATTCATTCAAAATCGCTTCAACTATGTCTTTCATTTCCCTCTTTTTCGGTATGCTCAATGTTTTCGTCTCGCGTTGGACCAGCTTCATGATTTTGACAAGCATATCACTCCGCTCCGTTGCCTGGCGCCACTTTTTCTCAAAGCCTTCCTTTGGATAGCCCCGTTTCCCTTCCAAGGTGTATTCATTGATACGTTCGTTCTCGTCCACCCATAAATCTTCTAGGTATAACAGCGCTTTATGTTTCCAGTCCTCTTTCTGTCCTTTCCTCCGTTCCTTTTTCTCTTCGTCTGCTTCAAAGTAATCAAGGACCTCTGAAAAAACATTTATCAAACGTTCCCTTATTTTTTCAGCATCCACTTTAAATGCATTTACTTCAATCTCAACGCTGATTCCCGGCAATTTTGTATTTCCATGCCCATCTGTAATGTTCGGTACTTGGAATGAAAATTTCTGCGGGATGATTTTAATTTCTGTCATTTCAATTTTCCCCTTTCTTAAGGTCTTAATTTTTAAAAAATTACACAACAAAGCTCCCAACGTAAATAAGGAGAATGTAGACTAAAATTGATAATACAAGTAGGATACGTTCAAGCATTGTATTACACCCTCCAAACAGACCCCAATCCCTCAACCAGGAATCAATCCAGACCACAATGAAAAGAGCCATGGGCCATAATAAAATAGATATTATTTCACGGACTGTCATATTCACCTCCTGTTACATCTTACTTAATTTGTCAACTGTGAATTCAGGAACCTGAATCCGTAAGAACATTGTTCAACCAGATTTAGTTGTTTCGATATGATAATTTTGTTTCTTTACATCCTGATATATGTTAAAATGGCACTGAAAGGTATAACGATACAGCCTTTCAGGGGAGGTGAGCCCCATGGTTATCTCGCCAAAGAGGCTGCCAGAAGTGAAAAATGATGCGTTGACCCGTATTGTTTCCTTCGCTTCCGGCAACTCGATTGACTGGAAATTCGTTTCCGGTCAGGTCAGTGAGGATGGTTCCTGCTCTGCTGACTTTGAAGCAGATGCTCCGAAGCCAAAAAGCAAGTTCCGCCTCCATGGTGAGGTTTCCCAATATGGGGAATCATACCACTTCAGTGCCATTTAACATCTGGCACAGGGAACCATCAGCTTTGGCTGGTGGTTCTTTCCTTTTATAATCATAGGCCAGGAATCTGGCTTTCAAAGAATGTTGCTTATTCAATCAGACTTGATTGCAGATATGTGATGAATTAAAGTTCTTTTGCTTGAAGTAATCTTCAAAGTATGTTACTTTTGTATTGGCTTATAAATCATCCATACAGATATAATATATCTAATTTTAGATATTGTCAATATTCTTTTTTAGATTTTATCTTAAATTAGATAATCTGTATCAAAATGGGAGGTCAAATGGATAATATTGATAAAATGGTTGGGATAAGAATTAAAACTCGTAGAAAAGAACTTAATCTAACGCAAAAAGATGTTTATGCTGCTACTGGAATATCTAATGGTAACCTTAGCGAAATAGAGCGCGGTAATGTTTTACCATCTTCTAAAGCACTAGTTTCGTTATCTAAATTGCTTCAAACTTCTATAGATTGGATTTTAACTGGGGAAGCATCAATTATAGATAATAGCTCTCCGAAAACATCTAATATTGAATATAGCCTGAAATTAAATGAATCAGAGGAACTCATAATTTTTATGTTGAGGAGCCTTCCCTTAGAAGAACAACTTGATGTAAAAAACTATCTTCGTGCAAAGGTTGCTAAGTGTGAAAAATCGGAGTTGTCATCAACCTCGAATCATGGAAAAAACGTCATGGACGGAAATAGTGAAATAGCCTAATTTTTTTTCTTTGTTTTGGCCAATAAATAAACCAAATAGGGCATTTGCTTTAAGCCCTTTAAATTTCAAAAAAATATCTACAAAGCCTTGAAGATTCAGCAAATGCCCCTATTTTTATTTTTTTTCAATCAGGGCATTTGCTCATCGTTGTCATTCGCTTAATTTTACACGATTAGTTTTATGTCTTTTAACGCGTCAATCCTTGATTCTGCGTACTTTTCACATAATTTTATAACATTGATTAACGTTAATTTTTAACGGCTCAAAAAAAGGACCTCTCCGGCAATTTTCTTGGAAAAGGTCCTTTTTCTATATTATTCTCATTTTATTTGTCAATAGCGATTTTCCTCTAAAAACCGCCGAAACCCTTGATATACCGTCACTTCCCGCCATATCCCACTCACTCCTCCTCTGTCTCGGTTTTGTCAAATATCTTGGTAACCTACACCCAGACTAAACACCACACAAAAAAACAACCCTATTTCTTTGCCAAACTCTTGAATCCCTTTGTCTTCCTAACCTTTTCTCTCCAGCAAAACTACCGTTTCCACATGTGGTGAGCAGACTATAATAATGGCGAAAAGATATAGTTTCCTTCTTAGTGGAAACTATTCGTCAGAATCCTACTAATTATTTTTCCCGTCCAACTTATCTAATTCCCCAATACTCTCTAAAAAATGACATTCCACAGGAGACAATATATATTCCTGCTTTGTTGTTAATATATCACGTCTAGTCATCCTTAGATAATCATCAATCGTCTCCAGCCAGTCTTTCATATACATTGGTTCCTGATTTAAAGCATGTACCTCCGCAATATCCAAATAGGCCATAACAATTTTATTGAGTGCATCCAGCTCTTTTTCATCAAGATAATTTTTTGCCACTTCTACATCCTATCGTTTTATATGGTTACCACTCCATGTAGTCAGCCCCATATTATCTTTATCCGCATCTGCCCTTTGGTAAATCACCTCTGCCGCTGTATGCTTATGTGCTGCCCAATGCATCTTGTTCTGAACCTGTTTAAAAAACTGCACGGAGCTCTCCGCCTTCGGATTATAGTCAATACTAGTCGCATAAATTTCCAGCACTTTTCTCCAAAACACCTTTTCTGAAGACCTTATATCCCGGATACGCGCCATCAACTCATCAAAATAATTTCCCCCACCAAGATTCTTTAATCGTTCATCATCCAGTGCAAATCCTTTTTTCATATATTCTTTCAGAATATTTGTTGCCCAAATCCTAAATTGTGTTCCTCGTAAAGATTTTACGCGATAGCCAACAGAAATAATAACGTCAAGATTATAAAAATCCACATGATATCTTTTTCCATCGGAACCAATTGTTGCAAAATTTGCAACAACTGAATTTCGGCTTAACTCACCTTCTAAAAAAATATTTTTTATATGCCTGGATATCGTAGATTTATTTCTTTGAAATAGATCTGCTATTTGATCTAACGATAACCAAACAGTATCATTATCAAATGTAACTTCAACTTTGGTGACTCCATCCTCTGTCGTATACATTAATATATTTGACTTTTCTACTTTCCCTTCCCCCGCCAAAAGATCACTAATAAGAATTCAATGATTATATTATTCTTTAAAATAGTTTCCACATCCGTTTCACTATATTTTACCATACTCCCCTCACCATTACCATCTGAAAGATTTCTTCATGTCCGTTTATTTATCCTTCTGAAACATAACAATCTCATTTATCTATTATTCAAACTCACATTTCTGATATTTCTCTTTTTCAGCATAACAAATTATCAACTGCTTCTCATAAACATCTATTCTCTTTACTCTATCTTTTACGACATTTTCACCATATTCTCCATTACACACAACTTCTCTCAATATATCTCTTACATATTGATCATTCAAGGTAGATGAATTTTTACACTCCGCCTTTCCTTTTTCCATCCTTGTCCCGCATCTCCAAACAATCTTCCCACGCTCCGTTCTACGCCTAAATCCTCCCCCACAATCCCCACATACCAATAAATTACTAAGCAAATATTTGCTGCTATATCGGTTACCACTGCTAATCTGATTGTCGTCAGCTATTCTGAGCAGTCTGGCTCTATTAAGCATTTCTGCCTGCACTTTATCAAATATTTCCGAAGAAATAATGGCCGGATGACTTCCTTTTACATAATATCTGGTACGCTGTCCTACATTTTTCTTACGTATACCATTTAGATAATCCTCTGTAAATGTTTTCTGAAGCATTATGTCTCCCTTATATTTCTCATTCTTTAGCATTTGTTGTATTACATTTGCACTCCATACCTCTTTACCTGTAACCGTTTTTATGCCATTATCTTCCAGATATTTTTTAATCTGTGAAAATGTGTATCCCTTCAAATATAACTCAAAAATTAATCGTACTTTTTTAGCCTGCTCCGGAACAATTACCAATTCCCCCTCCACACACCGATACCCCATAAAATGTTTGTAGTAGCTAAATAGCCCTTCCTCAAATTTTCTTTGAATCCCCCACTGAATATTCTCACTCAAATTTCTGCTTTCTTCTTGTCCCATTGCTCCTGATAAGGTTATTGCCGCTTCTGCATCTGGATCAAACGAATTCACATTTTCAAATTCAAAATACATTTGAATACCCCTTTCTTTCAAATATCTCATAATCTGCAATAGTTCTACCGTATTCCTGGATACTCGTTTTGCTGATTTAGTGATTATGTAATCGAATTTCCCCTCTGTTGCACTTTCTAACATATGTTTCAATCCGTTACGGCCCTTTTTCCTTAATCCACTTCTTACACAATCCCAGAATACTCCTGAAAATACCCACCCCGGATGATCTGATATCTGTTCTGTATATGCCATAATTTGATGAGCCAAACTGGCTAACTGTGTCTCTTTCTTAGTACTTACGCGGCAATATGCCGCCACACGCAGCGGTTCCATATTCTCTTTTTTCACAGGTATATAATATATCTTTTTCACAACACCCCACCCCATCTCATCCATAAGGAAAAGGCGCAAAAGCCAAAAGCCTTCACGCCTCACCACACAACAACTATCCCACCTCACCTAATCATCATTTAACACTCTTTTGCAACAGGACAATACTTTCCGTATGATTCGTCCCCGGAAACATATCCACCGGCCACACCTCCCCCGCCACATATCCCAGCTTCCTCATATACCTCACATCCCTGGCCAAAGTCTCAGGATTACACGACACATACACAACCTTTCCCGCTCCCATCTTCCCTACAGAGTCCAAAAACTCTCCTGTACTGCCGCTCCTTGGCGGATCCATAATCACCACATCCACCTTTTCTCCCCGTTCAGCCATATTTACCAGGAACCGTCCCGCGTCATTGCAGTAGAAGCGCACATTCTTCCTATCATTCATCTTGGCATTGCTCACCGCATCCCGCACAGCGTCCTGATTTAATTCCACACCAATAACCTGCCCAGCCTGTTTGCTGGCAATGATCCCAATGGTTCCAATGCCGCAGTACGCATCCACCACCAGTTCCTTTCCGGTGAGGCCTGCCAGTTCCAGCGCCTTTCCATACAGCACTTCCGTCTGGACCGGGTTCACCTGATAGAAGGATCTGGAAGAGATACGGAATCTGCAGCCGCACAGTTCGTCCACAATATATCCCTTGCCATACAGCACATGTTCCTTGTTCCCCAGAACCATACTGGTACCGCGCCCATTGATATTCTGTACAATGGTGGTGATCTCCGGATGTTTTTCCCTCAATGCCTTAACAAAATTATTTTTAGATGGAAATACAGGAGATGCCGTGACAAGCACCACCATGATCTCATTGGTTGTAAATGCCAGGCGGATCAGCACATGGCGCAGTAGTCCAAAGCCAGTATCCTCATTATAAATACGTATCTTAAATGACTTGAGCATATTGCGAATTGTGCCGATAATCTCATCTGCCTTTTCATCCTCTATCATGCACTTCTCCACAGCAACCACATCATGGCTGTTCTCCTGGTAAATACCAGAAATCACATTTCCCTTTTCCCAGGCAAACACAGCATGTACTTTGTTGCGGTAATGGAATGGATCCTTCATTCCAATGATCGGTTTAACAGGGCAGATGCCCTTAAACAGTTCCTCCACCTGCTTCTGCTTTTGCTTCAGCTGTTCACTGTAATCCCGATCCAGTATCTGACATCCCCCGCACCGTTTCATAACCGGGCAAAGTCCTTTTCCCTCCGGCTTTCCTTTTTTATCTGCCATCCGGTCAGATACAGGTCTGCCCATCTTCCGTCTATCCGGGCTCTGCCAATCCGTTATCCGTTGATCCACTGTCTGTCTTTCTGTCCTTCCCTTTCCTATCCCCCTTTTATCATTCAAACCGCCAATATTCTCACTGGACTTACCCATTCTAAATCCCCGGTCATCCCTGCCGCTGCGCAGTTCCCGTTCATCCCTCTTATCCTTACGCCGGTCATCACGCTGCGGCCCTCTATCCCCTCTCTTGGCCGCTGCATCCTGTTTTCCCCCGTGATTTCTCCTGGACATTTTATCCAAATCCTTACCAGGATGTTTATCAGTATCCTTGTCCGTATATTTACCGGTATGTCTATCGGTATATTTATCACTATATTTATCGTCATATTTATCACTATGTTTGTCCATATATTTACCGTCCCCCCTGCCACGAGTACCGCCAACTTCCGCCTTTTTCACCGGTCTCTGCTCCCACCGCTTCTCTGCTTTCCCCCCGTTCCTCTTCTCCGTTCTGTTCCCGCTTTCATTTCCACCAATTCGGCTCATTGTCTTATTCTCCCATTCTGACAGCTGTTTTTACTTAAAAACAGTACAGACAGCGGCTTGATCCCCGCTCTCCTCTGCTATAACATATTTGTCATCATCACTTCATGTCGGTTTTTGGGGCGCTTGATCCCGCTAAAAACCCTATCGACATTTTACCATATATTTAATATAATGTGTAATTTTATCATATATCCGCCCAATCCCCTCCCACATCACCACCAGCTGCCTGCAATTATCACCCAAGTTATCACCCAAGAACGGATACAGACATGATCACACATTCCCACACAGTCTCCGCCGTTCCATCCACATACAATTCCACACATAATCTCACATATAATCCCACATCTGCTCCCGATCCCCCATACAAGATCGACCCCACCCGATACATTGGAAGGCCATCCGATCCCACCGGACGCATTTCTCAGGAGATCCGCTCCTACGAACTTTTGGGCTCCCTCCTCATTCCCTACATTCGCCTGGACCACGATGCCATGCCGACCGTAGAGGCATGCCAGGAGATCGACAAACTGCTAGAACTGAAGGTATACAAAAACTTATTTCTGCGAAATGCTCAAAAGACCGGTTTCTACCTGCTTATGCTTCCCGGCAATAAAAAATTTACTGTTTTATCCAGACAGCAGTTCTCACCTATCATTTGCGAAACCGGAATATATGAAAATGCATCTGGATATCACGCCCGGTTTCGTCAGTATCCCTGCCCTTATGAATGATGCAGATTATCATATCCAGCTGCTTATTGACAGGGATGCAATGCAAAAACCGGAATATTTCCCCTGCCATCCCTATGTCAATACATCCAGTATCAAATTCCGTACCCGGGATCTGTTGGAGAAACTCCTTCCGGCCATGGGCCATTCCTATATCGTGGTAGACCTTCCAGGTGCGTAACAAACACTCCCCCTATTGGCAGCCACACCACTCAAAAACCGGAGCCATCAAAGACAGTCATTGATATGCTCCCATATCACATGCTCCGCCTGATGGTACTCCGGTTTCTTTTTCACCAATTTTCCTTATAATCTCCGCCTTAGATCGCCGCTGTCACATCCTTCAGCCACGCCCTCTCATCCTCATTCAAATGGGGGCCGATCTTCTCATATACCTGTCTGTGATACTCATTTAAAAGCTCCACATCACGTTCTGTCATCAGCGTTTTGTCAACCACTTCCAGGTCAATGGGGGCAAATGTGAGAAATTCAAACTTCAGGAACTGCCCATAATCATTTTTTTCATCCTTTACGCATACGGTCAGGTTCTCTGTCCTGATACCGTGGCTTCCCTCTATATAAAGTCCCGGTTCATCGGATGTGATCATACCGGGCTCCAGAACCCCGTTATCCTGGCGCTCAGGCACCATTTTAAACCGGATCCCGTTAGGCCTTTCATGGCAGTTAGACAAGTAGCTGACGCCATGGCCTGTACCATGTTCAAAGTTAAGCCCCCTGCTCCACAATGGTTCCCTGGCCACATAATCAATACTCAGTCCTCTGCAGCCGTGAAGGAACTTCACCGCTCCCAGGCGCAGCATGCTCATAAGTACCAGTGTAAAATGCTCCTTTTCCTCGTCTGTCACCGGTCCCAGCGCAATGGTCCTGGTGATATCCGTGGTTCCCTCATAATACTGGCCGCCGGAGTCCACCAGATACAGCCCCTTTGGCTCCAGGGGGATATTGGTCTCTTCCGTAGCTGAGTAATGACACATTGCCCCATGTTCCCCATATGCGGATATGGTTGAAAAGCTGAGTCCTATGCAGCCCTCCTGTTCCATCCGCAGTTTTTCCAGGTAATCAGACACACTGATTTCATCCATGGGAATCCTGCCAATGTTTTTCTTCAGCCAGTAAATGAATTTGGTCACCGCCACGCCGTCCTTGATATGGGCATTCCTCTCATTTTCAATCTCCACATCATTCTTAACAGACTTCATCAGCGCGGTGGGGTTCATCCTGTCAATGATCTTATTGGAGCTGTCCAGCAAACGGTAGATCGCATAATTGACGCGGCTTTTCTCCAACAGCACCTTCTCATTCCTGAAACCTTCCACCATATCATAAAGTTGGTCATAAGGCAGCACCGTAACCCCAATATCTTCCAGATACTGCCTGGTGGTAATGTCCTCTCCATTATCCATATACGGATATGCCCGATGCTCCAGTACCTCCTCATTTACAAACAGATACAGCTGTTCCATGGTAACCACCACATAGGACAATACCACGGGATTATGGCGTATATCGCCACCCCGGATATTTAAAAGCCATGCAATGTCATCCATGGATGTGAGCACATGGACCGAGGCATGAGCTTTCTTCATGGCCTCTCTCACATCCTGTATTTTATCTTCGCTGCATTTTCCTGCATACTGCTGGGCCAGAACCCAGGCCGGCTTTGCCGACAACTCGGGCCGGTGATCCCATATGCTTCCGATCAGATCCAGTCCATAGGATATCCTGACGTTCTTGTCTTCCAGCACATCCTCCAGATTTAACCCGGCCGCCGCATTAACCACCCGGCCGTCAAATCCAAGGCACCCCTTTGAGGGAAGCGTCTGCTCCAGATATTCCTCTACATCAGGTACGCCCTCCCGTCCCATTTTCATCATGGTCACCGAGGTTCCCTCCAGTTCATGGGAAGCCTGGACAAAATAGCGACCGTCCACCCACAGGCAGGCCTCATCCATGGTCACCACGGCCGTTCCTGCCGAGCCTGTGAATCCTGTGATATATTCCCTGCATTTAAAATGCTCTCCCACATATTCAGACTCATGAAAATCTGCTGTTGGAACCAGATATGCGTCCATCCCCTGCTCCTTCATCAAAGCACGAAGTGCACACAGTCTTTCCTGAATCACACCCATCATCTATTCCTCTCTTTCTCTTGATTAACACTTTTTCCCAAACAGTGCTGTCCAAACCTTCAGCCCATCTATCTCCCGCACCTGCGCGGGTCGTCTAACCCGTGCCATGTAACCCGCTCCATCTAACCTGCGTCATCTAATCTAACCTCACCCATGGTTCCCTACACCGGCTCACGCCTCATCGCATCCTCAATGGCGGCTCCAATCCCTTCATTATAAGTGGGCTGCGCCCTCATGGCAAAGGACATTTCTTCCGCAGTGAGCCCATTGGCGATAGCAGTGGCAATCTCCCCGATCATGTCCGTTGCACGGGGACACATCATCTGAGCGCCCACAATGGTATTGGAGTACGCCTCGAAAACCAGGCGGATAAATCCGTTCTCCTCACCGGATATGATGGACTTTCCATTGTCCCTCATGGAAAAATGTCCGCAGCGCACCTTTAGCCCGCCCTGTTTTGCCCGCTCCTCCGTAATTCCAACCGTGGCAATCTCCGGATCCGTGTAAATACAGTTTGGCACAATGGGAAGGGACACAAACATGCCGTTGGGCACTACCTCCAGCTTGACGCTGTGAGCCCTTCCCGCGATCTTTTCCACTACGTACGTGCCCTGGGCCGCCGCCACATGGGCCAGCTGTGTCCTGGCAGCCACATCCCCTATGGCAAATACGCCCGGCTCACTGGTCTCAAAATCACTGTTCACTGCAATCTTTCCATTCTGCATTTCCAGGGAAATGTCCTTGCCAAAAAGCTTATCCACATCCGGGCGCCGCCCAATGGCCATCAGCACCTGTCCTGCCCTTGTCTTTATGGGTTCACCCCCATGGTTGGGCGTGATCACACAGCTGAGGCTTCCCTCTTCCTCCATGATCTCAGTGACCGTGGCATCGCAGTATACCTGGATACCTTTGCGCCGAAGCTCCTTTTCCAGTTCCGCCGACATGACGTCATCCATGGGAGCCATCAGGTGCTTCTGCTTTTCCACAATGGTCACGCTGGAGCAGAGATTGCTGAACATGGTTGCAAATTCCACTGCGATCACGCCTCCGCCCATAATGGTCAGGCGGTCAAAATTCCAGTTTTCCGCTGCCAGAAGCCTGTCGCTGTTCCACACTCCCGGCAGGCTTGCCCCAGGTATGTCGTTCATCATGGGGACGGCTCCTGTTGCTATTATGACTGCATTTCCCTGAAGAAATTCGCGTCCGCCTTCCGCCAGTTCTACCTCCACGGTCCTGTCCCTGCGCAGGGTGGCTGTCCCGTGTATGATCTCCACTTTCTCCCGGTCAAATCCGGCCTCTATGCCTTCGCGGTATTTTGCCACGGCCTGCTTTTTGTATTTCTGCATCTTTCCGAAATCAAAGGCAATAAAGTCCGTTGATACGCCAAACACATCGCAGTTCTGCATCATATGGAACATGTTGGATGCATGAAGCAATGCTTTTGTGGGGATACAGCCCCTGTTGACGCAGGTACCGCCTATTTTCTTTGCCTCAACCAGCGCCACCGAAAGGCCAAACTGCGATGCCTTTTGTGCCGCTGTATATCCGCCTGGTCCTGCCCCAATGATTACCACGTCAAAATTTCTTGCCATATCAAATCTCCATTTCTTTTATGTAACTGTTCAGGGCGGCTCATCTTCTTGACCGGAAAACCGGTCAAGAAGCATCGGATGTCCATCCGATGTGAAAATGGGGACGAAAACGGACTTATAAGCAAGCTTAACGCCCGCTTTTGCCCCCATTTTCCCGCCGTCCTGAACTGTTACCCTTTTATTTTAGATCCATCCAAAATGCCTGCAGGCTTTCCAGACCCCATCCCTGTCAATATCGTCCGTAACATAGTCAGCCACTGCCTTCAGCTCATCCACTGAGTTTCCCATGGCGATCCCGATCCCCGCCTCCCGGACAATCTCATAATCATTCATGCTGTCTCCAAATGCAATGGTGTGCTCCATACCGATCCCGTAAAACTCGCAGATACGCATAAGCCCTTTTGCCTTGGACGCCTCCCGTTCCACCACATCAGCTCCCATATTTCCAGAAAACATGGGGAATTTAAAATCCGGAAAATGCTCCTCCATCTCCTTGGCCCCCTGGGGCCCTCCTATGTATGCCAGGGTCCTCACCGGCAGCTCCATCAGCTCCCAGCCATCCCTGTAATTGCGCTCCGACACTCCCCAGCGGATCTCATCCATGCGGGTAACCCCTTCCGGATGAATATAATAATCATATCCTCCCGTGCTGATCCCCATGGAATAGCCATGCTCATCCGCATAGGACAGCAAAGACCTCAGCCGGTCCTTGTCCATCTGATGCTCAAACAGGACATTTCCTCCTGCTACCACCCGGGTGCCGTTCATATGAATGACCCCGTCCGGTTTGATGATATCGCAGTACATGGAACTCATTTCGTGGTCCATGTTTCTTCCGCTGGCAATGACGATCACGGAATCCTTCCTAATATGCTCCAGGGCCTCCATTGCGCTGGGAGGGACCTCCCATGTCTTGTGATCCAGTAACGTCATGTCAAGATCGAAGCTGAAAATCCGCTTTTTTACTGCATTTTCCTGTGTCATTCTTATTTTCTCCTGAATAAATTAAAATTAGGGCTTTTCAAAATGAAAAATCTTTGCTATAATCATAGAGGTTCGAGAACGGAGTATGGCGTAGCTTGGTAGCGCGCTCGGCTGGGGGCCGAGAGGTCGCAGGTTCAAATCCTGTTACTCCGATTCCTTTAAAATGTGTCAGAGGCTTTATTTTACAAGGCTTCTGGCATTTTTTTATACCCGATTGAAGCGGTATTTTCTTGAGACAGCTTGAGACAACTATTATTTGTATGTAAAATAGATGTCTTCTTAACACGGCACTTAGTCTCACTCTCCCTGTATGGATTGTATAGATACTTAAGTGTCGTTTCCTTACTTGTATGACCTAACCATCTTCTAATTTCATCCAACACCCATCCCTCTGCATTCATTCTGGACGCAACAGTTCTCCTTATGCAGTGTGAGTATTTAAACTTTTCCCAGCCTAGCGCGATTTCGGCCTTAGTCAGTCTGTGGATAAATTGCATTTTGTTTGCTCTGCTTCCATCAGCATTAACGAATACATATTCCGATAATACACGGCTTTCCCGTTTTATTCGTTTAAATATTTGAATTAGTTCATCGCTTAGGTCCAGCTCCCTATATCCTGCCTCTGAATCTGACTTGACATAATCCACTACATTCCCAGAACTATCCTCCATTCGCTGTATAAAAACAGTCTCATTAACAAAATTAATATCCGGCCATCTCAATGCAGATAATTCTCCTACTCGCAATCCCAATTCAAAATTAGCCATTAATCCTATATTAGCAATATTTCCATTTAAGGCATATCCTCTTTCAAACTCTTGACAGAGGTCGTCTATTTCGTCCGGATAAAATACCATCTCAGCAGAAGGTTTAATTCGCTCAGATTTGAAGAGATGAGTATACTCCATCTCATCTTTTTGCCACGGATTCTCCGAGATATAACCTTTTCTTTTAGCGTATTTAAGCGGGCCTGTGACAGTTATTTTATGAGTGTTGAACCCCTTCGCTGTCATCCCTTTCATAGAAAGGACATTTATTGCCCAATCCTCAAGATCAATGGTCATTATCCTTTTTATTGGAATTGTGTCGATCTTTGTTCCCTTTACGTATTTTTCATAACTTGCTTTATTCTGTTTTTTTGTTTGCTCTGAATTCTGCTTCTTCTTTGACTTATACACCAACCACTCGTCAAATATATCGCATAGCCTTATGTTATTTGTATCCTGACCCAAGTTGTAAAAAGCATATAATCGGTCTATCATCTTATTATAACTTGATTCCTTGATATTCCTACATTTTCTTGGTTTAGTATCATCTGGCACATAAGTCCCTACACGACCATCGGAAAGAGTGCTGATTTTGTAACGATGTACTGCTAATACAGCTTCTTCTTTCATCATAGTGATTTGTGATAGTACCGTATCCGGATTGATTATACCACGTTCTACTAAATTATTCCATTCCTTTTCCGATACAGCTATTAGGCCATATTTCACACTGTCAGCATAAGCTTTCATCATTTTTTCTCTATATAAAGGCGATTTCTTCTGGTAATCACCAATGCTTATTATTTCTGTAATACTCTAGCACCCCTTTATTATTATACTTATATTCAATTATCCTTTTCATCACATCAAAAGAGCGCCTCATCTTGCAGAGACGCCCTTATTTCATTTTTCCCTTGCTAGTAAATTACTCATGTATCCCTATATTATAGTCTATATAGCAATTATGGAAAATCACACATCTAAATCCCAGCTACAAATAAATCACTCCAATTATTCTGCGGTGCACACACCCATACCCATGTTCCTACGGTTAACGCACGATTGCATGTAACTGTATATTTTTTGCCTTTATACAGCGTTTCATATTTTCCATTATCTAATATTCCTGTGATTTGTGCACAAAATGTTTTATTGTATTTCATGCCTCCATTTTCCTCTCATTTAAGCAATTAGTGCCTCCTGTATCATTATAATAAGCGCCCATTTCTGAGCGCTCTATAAAGTTATCGTTTACCTAATTCTTGGATTATCGCACTCCTTAACTTTCCCTTTTGTATTCCCTCAAGGAATTGTTTAGCATCATTGCATTCTTCAATCGTAATATCTCCGATATTGATTTCTACATTTGTATTCTTTGATGGAGTTGAATAATCATCACCATAATTCATATTTGAATAATCCGGAACAAGCCAGCTAGGCGTTTTGGTCCAGCGCTCTAATCCCATTACTTTTAAATTTTCAATTAGCTTCTCCTGCTGATTTATATTAAGGATAGCCTCACCCTCATGTACAATAGCAAGGACTTCTCCATTTTCCATTGTTTTGGTGCCAAGGGTTTGGACTGTATCAAACGCCTTTGACTTGGTTTTTCCGACAGGCCCATTTTCTACACCCTTTTTATACTTCGCCACCCCTGGTCCATGACTTGAATCACTGGAATCCCAATGTCCACCGCTGCCTGAGCCACTAGAACTTCCTCTGTCGTCATCATCACGATCAGCTGCATCTTCCAGTGCATCTTTGACATCTTCCAGTATATCTTTCATATCAGCCACATTATTAGTAAGCTGCTGCCAACTGGTCGTATACTCGGATATTAACCCTGCATTTTCATTATACTGTTCCAGAGATTTGATTAGTTCATCCGAAGATTTCTCCAACGCACTCTGAATTCCTTTAAGCACAGCGTCCGCATTAGCAGCAGTACCATTGACTGTTCCAAGATAGTCATAGATATTCTGGAGATTGTCAGTTGCAGACATTTTACCATTCATCTGGGATAATAAATCCTTGATACCAGATTGTGCTTGCTCATAGGTAATGGCTCCTTCTTTGTAGGATGTGATATAATCTTGAAGGAGAGAGTAGATGTTGTCTGTAGATTCAATCTGCTCCTCATATTTCTGGATCTGGTCAGCATTTGTCTGATAAAGATTCTTGAACATGTTATAGATATCCGTATCATTACCAGAGGTTACTTTATCCTTCCATCCCTTACCAAGAAGTTCATTGGCTTTCAGTTCATCCTGCGCCTGTTTGATTTTCTCTGCAATTTCTGACCATTTATCGGACTGCTTCTGTAATGCATCTACCTGGTCGTTGTATTTTTCATTGATATCATCAAGGGTATCATTCAGTCCGTCCATTTCAGTTTGTAGATTATTCTTTGTGATATCATACTCAGCATCCTGGACAGCTTTTTGGGCATCCCTTTCTGCCTCCGAATCTTTCTCCCAGGTCACTTCGCCTTCTCTCACTACTTTTGTGGTCTTCTGATTTCTGGCACGTTCTAACTCAAACTGGGCTTTTTCAAGATTATACTGTAGATTCCTTTCGGTATTAGTTTTCTCCAGTAAGTCAAGCTGTTTTTGAAGAAGTTTGATCCTTTCGTTATAGGAATCATTTGTGAGTGAGTTTTCAGTTCCCAGCGCATCCATCTGTGCTTTTATTGCACCAGTTACGGAACTAATTACAGTATCCAGATCACCTTTGACACCATTCAGTCCTGAAACAACCTTCTGTAGTTCAGAACTAAAGGAAGAAATATTCTCCATAGGCATTTTCAGCAGTTCTTCGTTCCACTTATGAAGATTCTGTACCATGGATGACATTTCACCATTCACACTTTGTAACTGGCTATAAAGTTCATTCCAGTTATCGCTTCCAGTATCATATTCAGACATTAGATCCTGAATCAAATCCGCCTGTTCCTTATACTGGTCTATAATCGTAGTGCCATTCTCAATTAAGCTTTGGTAATAACCAGCATCCAGCTTCTTCCCAGATGATTCCAGTTCTGCGCCCCAGTTTTCAATCGTAGAGGTGATATCATTGTACATACCAATTATTTTAGTGAGATTGTCAATCGGTATCTGTGCTACTTCAAATTTCTTCTTCGCAATTGTTTCAAGAGCCTGTAGCCGTGCGGATTCATAATCATCCACCTGTTCGGTCAGTTCTGCATACTTTGCGCTGTCCTCAATTGGATCAAGCTTATCACGTTTGTTTTTGGCAAGTTTGATCAGACGGTTATAGTTTTGTACCAGACGTTCAAAATTATCTATCTGCTGCTGGTAGGCATCTGTGTCAACAACACTACCAGAAGCCTTTATGTAATTGATCTGTTCATCTACCAGGCTATTCATTTTTTCCAATTTGGAATTCTCAGCATCCAGGCTGTCAAGTTCTGCTGAAAGATATCCTTCCTTATGCTCCCTGCGCTTCTCTTTTGCTTCATTAACACTCTGCTGCGCATCATACAATTTGTTATAAGCATCCATTGCATTCGTCAGCTGTGTCTTTAGATTGCCGGAAACTAATTCAATGTCCACGCCGCCATTTTCAATCTTGTCTCTGTATTCGGGGACAAGAGCTACCAAATCCTCATATGAACGTTTATAATCATCAATAGAACCTTCGGCATTTTTGATGATCTCATTATCCAGTTGCATGAGACGTTCAAGGATACTTTGCTTATTTTCCAGCCCAGTTCCATTTTTGACCTTCTCGGTCAGTTCTGTGACGGTCATGTCAGCTTTGGAAGCTAACGCAATCAATTGATTCCATGCATCCTCGGAGGGGATACTGCTTGTGTTCATCAGATCATTTACACGCTCAATCTCTGCTTTAGATAGTCCGGTATAAGCAGTATAGGTGTCGGATAGCTGATTTTCTAACTCTGTCTGTTTATTCTTAAGGAGCTTTGTGCGCTGATCAATCCAGTCGATATCAGAATTTTCCTTGGGTGATTTGTCTTTGGAGCCACCAGCTCCAGAAGATCCTATCCCTCCAAAATCAGGCAGAGAGATTTCAATCTGTGCAGCCCGGTCTAAGGCTTTCTTTGCTTCATTGGCTGAGTTTATCAATGACTCTGCATTTGTACGGGCAACAATCAAAGCCACGCTTTCTTCCGCCGTTAAGCCAGTAGTAGGTGTTTTATTTACCAGAGAGGCCATGCCTGTAGCTTGGTCAATGACAACTCCATAATACTCTCCCCACGCTTTGCTCAACTGTTGAATCAGTGTTTCATCAATCGAGGCTTTTGCCTTCGCCAATGAGTTCCAGTTTTTAATATCATCCCCGTATGCTTCCGCAAGGGATGTAAAGAGTCCTTCATTGTTGCTTCTGATTGTTGTAAAGAAATCTTCATTATCAGATAACTTATATGCCATAGCAGTTCTGAATGCGTCAGCATCATCATTATATGCCTGCTCTAACAGAGTCATTAGGTCGGCCGTAGATATTAAACCTTGGGTGTATTCAGCAGTTGCTGCTGATAGAGATGGGAACTGTTTTGCAATTGATGTTAAGGAATCAAGACTGACCAGTTTCGTTTTGGCTACTTCTTTTCTGACTTTGCCCAGAAGGTCATAAGACTCCTGAATGTTCTTGGATAAATCTATTGCAGAGTCACTAACATGATTCATCCCTTTAACTTCACTAGCTAAATTCTTAAGTGTCTGTATGAATTCCTCCGAAGCACCAGCTGCTTGCAGGTAATCAACCATATTGGATAAAGATTGATCCACTAAATTTGTAAGAGCTGAACTTAGATCATCTGTGTGATGAATCAACTCAGGAAATTCCTGCTGCAAATCAAGTAAATCCGAACTTGTTAGTTTGCTCTCCCTTATCTTTTCAATGGATGCGGATAAGGTTGACATCTTCTTTTGGAATTCATCTATGATCTTTGCTGTATCCTTATTCTGTAAATCAAAGAGTACGATATCCTTAGAACCTGAACCAGCTATTTGCTGTGCTTGAACTGATAGAGAACTAAAGTCTTCAGTTAATAAATCATTGAATACCTTTTTCAGACCTTCACCTGCGCCACTTGCACTCAGAATTGCATTTTTCATGCTATTAAAACCATCAACCGTAGCAGGAATGCCATTATGGAATTCATATTCCATTTTTAGTTCTTCATATCGTCTCTTGGTATAAGTATCTACACTCTCCGACATCTGAGAAATAGCGTTATCCATGTTGTTGTAAATATCAGAATCAAGAATTGAATCATCGTTTAATTCCTTTGACTGTAACGTAAGGCGTTCTCTTGCTTCAATAAGTGCATGGTAATATTCCACCACGCTATCCATGTCTTCGTAATTCTCTGGTGCCCAATTAATACCCCTGCTTGTTTCCTTTTCAAATTCACTAAGCATGTCACGTACAGTCCCTAATGCCTTGACATGGTTTTCTATTCCTGTCATATTTACATTGAGCGGTACATCTACCTGGCTTCCATCCCAGTTGCTCCATACATCCTCAGACAAATTTTCTTCTGCCGCTTTCCTCCCTCTCACTGCCGCCGCATACTGGCTTTCTATCTCTGCCTTTGTCGCATTGCGTAATGCCTGGGCATATTCATCTGTACCTATAGTAAGACCTTCCAGAACTTTCGCTTTATCACCAAGTGCAACCGTAATGTCTTCAACTGATTTTTGTAATTCCTGTTCTTGTGAAGATGTCCGGTCTGTTAAACTTGATAATTTGGTATATTGGGTATAAAGCTCATTGAGTTTCTTAGACTGTGCAGAGACAGACTCCGCAGCTTCTATATTCTTCTGACGGGTTTCTTCGAGTTCCTGTCTGTATTTCTGATATTGACCAACAAAAGCACCTATGGTAACGCTCAATGCCATTAAAGAAATTCCTACAGGATTAGACATAAATGCGGCTTTCATGTTTGCGCCTAAACCTATAATTGCTGCTTTAAGACTGAATGTACTGGTTGTCGCTTTAACATTTGCTGCTGCCTGGGCATCAGTTGCCTGGGTAAGACCAAGGGTGGCAAGTTTCTCTTTAGCAAGCTCAGGTGATAAGTTTTGCGCCCTCAAAATTCTAATTCGGTCAGATTCTTCTAATGCATCATTGGATAGTAATAATTTCAATTGCTTATCGGTTAAGGATTTAGTATTCTCACCTATACTTTTCAGTTCAGAAATACGTTCCTTTTTACTTGTAGGCAATGAATTAACTCTATTGATTGCATCGCCCAAAGTGCTCATTTGTTTAGCAGAGGAAATACAAGCACTTCCTATTGCTGTAATTCCCTTAACTGTACCAACTGCTGTAATACCAATAATGGATGATTGAAGCAGATTAAACTTATTCGCCAAATCCAGAATGGCACTTCCCGTATCAGCTGTACCTTTTATCATATCTCCACTAAGAATACCTGTATAAGTATCAACCAGTGTTTCCTTAAATCTAATCACTGCTGCTGAAGCTGATTCTTGATATCTCTCAAATTCTTTATTCACACTGCCTGTAGAATTTAATGCATCTTGATATATAGCTTCTGCCTCTGACATGTTCTGTAATAATGCCGCTGTAGATGCGCCGCGCTGCTTTCCGGCTATCTTTTCGAGCAAAAGGGACTGGGATTTATCGCTAAGGGATTCATAGACTTTAGAAATTTCTAATAAGATATCATAAGTAGATTTAAAAGTGTTTTCATCAAGCATGATGTCAACTTTATCATTTGTCAGATTTAAGATTGTATCTCGAAGTTTTGCAACAGATTCTTCTGCCTCTTCACCGTCCTCTGAAACTCCGCGAAGTCTCATGCTTACGATTTTCAGCATATTCCCAACCTCACTTGGACTTTGGAAAATTTTATTGCCCGCTGAAATCATTGCGATAGACTGGTTTAAATCATTGTTTGCCTCTTGTAAAGTAGCTACACTATTTTGTAGTGCATCACTGATACCCTCTGCATCAATGCTCCTAGTATTGGAAATATGATTGATTTTATCAGCGATTGCTAAAGCTCTTTCACTATATTGGTCTTCTGTAAGTCCATCAATCTCCTTAAATGCCTGTAAAGTGGAGATCAGCGTGCTTGTTGCTTTATCAATACTCATGTCCCCAGTCTTTTCAAGTTTGGTGGACACTTCTGACAGCTTCTCACTTAATCCAAGTCCAAAACCAATCTTCTTCCAATCAGTAACCGAAGATATTAACGATTTTGTTTCTACAGATAATTGTTTCGCTTTCGCAATGGACTTGTCAAGATATGCAGGAAAATCGTCACGGGAACGAATTTCATCTGCGACCTTATACAAGCCAGTCATGGAATCATCTAATGCCTTAACTTCCGTATATGCTTTCCTGGCCTGACTGTAAGCAACCATGACCATTGAAGTAGCACTTATCAACTCACCAGCACGTCCAACCGTCTTCTTAAAAGTATCAGCCAAAGTTAATCCACTGAGATTTGTAGCTTTTAATTCACTCTTAAAAGCTGCCATCCGTAATGTTAACTCCTGAACATCACCGCCTGTAGTTGCACCATATGCATCATCCAATAACTTACCATATTTTTGTGTTGCTGCTGAATTTGAAAACAATTTACTATTCTGTTTTGCTAATAGTGATAAATCGCTTATAAGCTTATCTTTCTTTATCGATACTTTATACTCAATGGGAACCTGGTCAGCAACTCTCTGGGCGTTGCTTGCAGCCTGTCTCACTGTTGCATTCAGCTGTTCCGTATTTGCCTTTAACCTTATATCTAAATCTTCTATTTTGGCCTGTAATGTCTTTAACTGTTGTCTTAGTTGTGCTTCGCTTGACGATTTATTCAGCTTGGCATTTACATTAACATTTAAATTTGTCAGTTCTTTGAGGGTCTGTTTCAATGCTCTTTGTGATAAAATTTTGTTGAGATTTGCGATAACTTTTACGGTAAATTGACCATCAAAAGATTTCAAATCACTCTTTATCATACGTTTCGATAATGCCTTGTCAAGTCCTGCTATTATCTTTAAAGTAAAATTATTCATGTACTATTTCCTCCATAAATTAATTTCGTGTAACAAAAAACAGCCTGTGGATTACAAGCTGTTCGGTACTCTTGTAATATTCAGTTGTATCCTTATTAAAACTCAGTCCCACAATTATCACATTTCCACTGCTTACCAGCCTTGGGCAATGCAAAAATCCCAAATATTGCAGCTCTTGCTACCTTAGTTCCAGTTGTGATTTTATGTATATTGGGTGAATGACATATAGGACATTTAGGGACATATTGGTTTGTGGGTTGTGGTTCTAAATGTTCTGGACGAAGCGTTACTATCCTATCTATAGGGGTTTTACATTGAGGGCATTCCAACAGAACCCCATCACGTAATACTATATAATCTTCATGAAATTCTTTGAAGTCTTCATACTCAGCGAATATTAATTTCCCACATTCTTTGCATTGGCAGTCAACATCTCCTGGATCATCATCACCATATTCTCCAGGTTTAACTACTCCATAGAAATACATTCCCATAATTTCTTACCCTCCCCCTCATCCTATATTCCAATTATATCATCCCTCCTCATTGTTGGCAACGCCCATACATACAAGTGTTTACCCCCCTCATCATCTATTTTACTCTCTATAAACTTAATATCCCTATAATATTTATACACGTCTTGCATCGTATAGTCATAGGCACTGCATCTATCTCCTGTTTTATGTAGATATACAGTATTCCAAATTACTGCTATTACGTTATAAATACAACCATCATAACTGATTCTGTCACTCTTGATCAATTTCATTATTCACCTGTGGGATTTTTATTTTTGGCAGAATGCCTATGAATTTAATTATTCATCAAATAGTTTTTTAGTTTTATAAAGAGATAATCATATAAATCGATTTTACCATTACGGAATTTTGACAGCATATTTTCGGAAATTCCTGTTTCCTTGGCAATAAAACACTGTTTTTCCCTCATGAGCCTTTTTTGGTACATATCCCTCAGTTCGTTTTGCGTCATTTGACATCCTCACTTTCTTCTTAATTAAAAACATCCGATAACATTCTTGGAATATGCTATCGGATGAGCCATTCCATGTTGCCTAGTCCATGGCTGTAGTCCGCCACACTACAGATATAAAATCAACACTAACCGCTTGTTATACGGCTAATTGATTTTGCAGAAAATTAGATATATCTTTAATCAAAAATCTTTCTGGAAAGCACCCCTTTCCCAATAATGCGTTGGCACTTCTTTTCTAATATTGACAAATAACCCTTATTTTTCAAGGCTTTCTTTCTGTCATTTTACGGAATCCTACTTCTAAAATAATCCCGTATCATAGTCCCAGCTTTATTATAATCTATTTCTTCCATCCATACTTCGCCATCGTAATGCCAGGGCAACACTTTGAGATACAACGCCCCGTCTGGATTGATTCTGGTCTGAATCACCCCCACCTTTTCCAAGTGCTTTATTACAGTTTCAATCATTTTATGATTGACTCCTGTCAGCTTTTCCAATGCCAGATCTGTCAGTTCATCTGGAACATTGTCGTATTTTTTTATCCACTTTTGAATATATATCGTCCTTAGATACTTAACATTCTGTCCATCTGTATCCTTTACAAAATGACCATCATTTTTCAGCGCCCTCAATTCGGTTGATGTCTTTTCACATTTCCTGCTTAGATAAATCAGCATTGCTAATATCCGTTTATACTTAAATACATTATCTTTCCGGGAAATCAATTTGTCCTTATACATCTTATCCACCAGAATATTGATTTCCTTTCTTTCAGCTTTAGTAAGGATAACTTTGATCTTTTCATATATTTTAAATGACTTAATATGGACGCTCTTTTTATCATATTTAGTTTGTTTCTGTTTTCTTTTATACTCCTGGTTTGCTTTATGCCGTTTTTCTATCTTCGAGAAATCAATATCTTGTAATGTAGGATTATTTGTACTCCGATCAATCATCTCTTTCGGAAATGCATTCCATAAAATATCTTTCTCCACACCATAAAATGCCGCCCCTTTATGTTTTGCACCATAATAAATTACGATAAGCATATCTAACAATTCATTAACATCAGGACAACAAAAAAGAAGTTCTGTCCTGCATTTGTCGTAAAACCATCTAAATTTATTAGCAGCTTCCCTATCACATTCCCTTGATTTTATTGGTTCCTTCCGATAAGCAGTGGCTATCTGACAGTATTCTTCCTGTAATTTTTTTAATCTGTTATAAACAGCCCGATTAATGGCAGGCTCCTCTCCACACAGCATATTTTTATAATCATAAGGTGCAGCCTTCTTATCATTATCTTCCGCTTCAATTAACGCAATCTGTTTTTCCGCATATTCACATAGCTGATTCATGTTGCAATCATATCGTTCAAATCTTTTTAGCCTCTCAACTTCACCCTTACTCTTCTCTAAAAAAAGAGCCTTTTCTATAGATTTTTCTTCGCGTTTAGCTGATTTTAGATGTTTTTCCAGATACCGCATCCAGTATCCCCGTTTCTTTCCGCCAAGGAATAATAATACATTTGCTGGAAAATCCGCATTTTCTCCTGTTTTCGCAAAGTCAATTGTTTCGCCTCCAACAACCACGCCTATCTTTATAAAATCCCGTATCCTTTTTTCATCAAGTTTTATCATTGACCACAAATCTGTCACTCTATTAATCACGGTTCCAATTGAATTTCCAAACGACATTGCATTTATCCTCATTAATCCTGCATGATCGGATATCCTAATTCCTGGCAAATCAGCTTTCAAATTTGTATCTCTTTTGATTATAAGCCTACCGTGTCCAGCATCCAGTTCCCTTTTCACCGCATGGAGCAGTTGCTTATTATCCGTTGTAATTACAGTGTCCCCATCATAATCCGCTGTCCCAAGAGCCATTGCTAATGTATCGTACATTCCCGATACGATACCTGTCGATTGGTATTTAAACCACTTTTTCAACTCATCATTACATCTCAAAACCCCAATCCTATGCTCCATTCCAATGTGGGGGTTCCTAATTATATCCACTTGCTTAACGCATTGCTTGTTCCACCAGTTAGAGTATACATCAAAGGGATTCTTTAATAATCCTTTTGGCTCATCGCCCAATTCTTCACGGAATACCCACTCTGCCAATCCATATAGGTCAGGTATAAAGACCTGATAATTCCCATGGACAAATTGCTTGCCACTAAGAATATTGTTTTTCAGTTTTTCTATATCGGTTTTCACTTTTTTCTTGATATAGTCATCATTGAATAACCCTTTATTCTTTTGCAAAGCTTTATAATACGGGGGTATATGATGTTCTTCAATATTATCCTGCTCAGCAAGCCCTCTATACCGTAAAAATTCATCTACATTATTTATTACCCTTTCATATAGATTAAGCTTATATGTACTTATTTCTTCCATTTCATCATCTGAAAATTCGACCGATTCTAACGGCTGGTAGCTAAGCATGGTTCTTTTCCTTAAATCTTTTGGATGAACGCCAAATGATACAATATTAAACGTTCTTTTGTATCCATGGCAGACCTTATCAAACTTATTGCGCCATCTCCAATAATCAAATTTCCCATCTGTACAATATTGTTTCCAGAATTTGAATTGGGACTGGGTAATTACTACATCTATATCATCATTAAAGATATCCCACACCTTACCACCTAAATCCCTTATCTTTGATACCTTGTGTTCCTTTGCAAAACGCCTCAAATCAAAGACCATCAACTCACCTTTAATCCCTGGGATCATCCTGAATTGGAAACAGGATGGAAGATAGAACGTTCCTTTTTTAGATGTACAGTTTAACTCCCTCGCCCACTTTAATGCACACCCCGGCGTCACAATCCCAGCTCCATCGAATGGAAGGATTTCTATGGGTTCATGTTGATCTTCAATGACCGAATACGTCTTATTCTTTCCAGATCCCGACACTTCTACAACGTCAATCTGATCATACACTTCTTTTTTATAGTCTGGGATCACAACGATATTTGGTATATAGTCAACCTTAATGCTATCTGTCGTTACCATTGCATAATATGCATTCCACTTCGATGGTCTGTCATAAACCATATCCGATTCCATACCGCATAAAATAATATCATTTAATTTCTGAGTCAAATCTTCCTGAACGAATAAATTCTTCTGTACTCTGGAATGCCCTGCGCCACAAAAAGTAGATACATAATTTTTTGTATCTTTTTCTGTCATTTTGTAATGCTTACTTTCATCTAAAAGCTTGTTTCCTTTTTCATCACAGACATATTCTAACCGTTTAATGGATATCCTGCCATCTTCATCAATAAGTTTTTGGTATCTTATCTTATTTTTTCCTACATCTAATGTAAAATAGCCTGGAATTATTGTATACCCGCTTTTGTTCTTATCCTCTTTACCATGTAGATGAAGCATGATCCTATGAAATTCACTTTCGGCGGCTAAACTCTTAGCTTGTTCCTGTTTCTTTGGCGTTAATACAATTTCATTGATAAAGTCCCCATTTTCTTTATCGGTTGATAAATCATTAATATTAATCGTCTGTATTTCAACCATTCTGTTTATATCTATTACCCTCCACTCTTCACTCACCTAATACTTACTTTCTCCGTTTTGTTCCACAATCTCCGTATTGGCACCTTCAGCTTGATAAAATTGGCTATATGTCTCCATGGAGCCAAATTTGGCTCATCGGTACCTCTGGAGAGTTCCTTATATCCGGCACTGATGCTTTTTTGACCTGACAGCACCTCTTGCTTTAGTTGTTCATTATCGGATTGAAGTATTTTTGCGCCCATACGATATGTCTTCTCAGAAACATCAGCAATATCAGATAACTTTTTGTCTGTAGTAGGATTTCGTTCTTTCAAAATCGGTTGCGGTAATTTTTCCGTAACCGATTTTTGATATTCTTCTGACTTCTTATCTCCACCAGATGCTTGTTTGTTAAGCCGGGCCTGTTTTTCATATATCGGTCTATATTTCTCAGCAACAGCAATCCTCTGAATGGGAGACAGGTTCCTTCGTCCTAACTGAATGTCAAGCATCCACTCCATAAAGCACCTCTATTCAGTTTTCTATTATGGGAATTGTCCATTGCCAGAACGGCAACGCTTGATATGATTTCTCTATACCAACACCTTGAGGAAGTGAGAATTATCCCACCCCCGTCTAAGCTGGTTCTAATTGATCTGTAACAGGTGATTTCAAAGAACCTGTTTTAAAAAACATCATCTTTTTAATCTTGTTTTCCTATCTGCCATACCCTCGTCCCACTATATCCTTTATTCTCACTCTCATTTATGCTGGTTTTGATTGATCTGTGGAGTCTGCGTATTGGAAGATGAAGCGGCCTTTGTATGGTTTAGTAGTTTTTCCAGAAAGTTGATTACCTATTGTTGTAATACAGCTTTTTACCCTTTTCGCAACATGGTGCTCGCTACACATAGCTCTCGCGGCTTTACTTATCGATAAATACACGTATTCTTGATGGTTTATTAAGTCAACAATCTTAATTGGTCTAGTCCATTTCCGTACTGCTTTCTGTAACAAGTCCATCTGCTTATCACTCAAGATTTCTCCTTCGTCAATATGTTTTCTTACGGTTACTCTTATCCACGAATACAAATCTACGCCTTGAAATGTTTTATTACACGAATTTAATATATTCCCTTTGTTTACACACGCCTCTAAAAGTTCCCAATTTCTCTTATAATTTAAATCTTTTACATCTCCTAAATAAATCCCCTCATTAATCAACCTTTGCCTTTTATCATCTGGCAAATTTCTATTATTATATGAATTTTTTAAAATCGAATACTGTTTTCCTAAACGGTATCCTTTATAGACTAAATTTTTCGGAACATAGTTTTTACTGGTGTTATTATAGTAATCGTTGTAAAAGTACAGAAATATATTAAAGGATTCTTCTATTGGATTCCAACAAAAGTTTGGCATCACCGTATTTATTATATCCAATTTCCATTGGGGGTAACTTTCTTCTGTATTGTTACGTCTCATTTTAGTTCTTTCTGCACTTACAAAATATCCCAGATTTGATTCATACCTATTTTGAGATCCACCTTTAGGATAATAACCATATTCGCAAACAAATTCTCTTACGCTAATTACTTGCTTTTCAAACCTATAACGGGGAATATTCCATATAAAACCATTATCATTTAACAACTTCTTTCTGTATTCATTTAACAATTCATTGCAACGCTGATGTACACACCAATTATTCAACTTTTTATATTCTTTAGTTTTAGGTATATCACCATGTCCATATTGCTTAAAAAATCCCAAGTATTCCTGGAACATTTGATCCCACGCCCCCTCTAATTGTCCCTCAATATCAGCAAACATTTGCTGAATCTCCTGTACATAGCCAGTAAGAAAGAACGTATCCAGTTCCAGAAAATCTTTATCATCAAAATCTTTATTATTACCTTTTTCCTTCGTAACTGCTTCTTTAATCGCCTTTAGCAACGCAATTCCCTGTTTGATTGATTGAAAATTATTTGTTGCATCTATTATTACCGGATTCTCCGTATTATTCGCCTCAATGCAGCGCCCAATTTGCTGGTGCCATACTATATTGCTATTGGTAGGCCGTAATAATAAGACACCTGAAATATCCGAAAGGTGTAATCCCTCATTTAACATATTGACGGAAAACAACAACTTCAATTTATGACTCTTATCATTGCAGAAGGAAACGTATTCCTTATTCCTTTGCTCATAAGAAGAATACACCATATATGAATTGATATCCTTAAATCCAGCCGTTTTAAACCACTCAATAACTGTATCCTTAATATCTTCGAGGTGGGCTTTATTCCGACAAAATACAAGATACTTTCCTTCCTTATTTTTCAGATACTTATTAAGGATAATCGGCATTCCATAGGCTTTATCTATCTGTATCCGCATAGCTTTTATCTTCTCATAAAACTCTGCTTTTTCTTCCTTTGTGTTCGTTGCATTCTTTACTTTTTCACGCAACCGCTCTAATTCATCATCCAATGAGTACATAGCACTAACATATGTAGGAATCGGAACTATCTTCTTTGCAATCGCTTCTGATAAAGATAATTCACTTGCGCAGCTCCCTTCAAACAGTTCATCAATCGTATTTACCCCATCTGACCTCACTGGTGTTGCACTGGTTCCAAACACATTTGACTCAGGATGTGATTCCAACAAGCACTTAACCTTCGCTCCCCAGACCTTTGAAGTGTTATGGTGGTATTCGTCAAGCACAATTAATTTATAGTCCAAGCTTGCAATATCATCATCTGACAGCTTAATAAATTTCTGGTACACCATAAATTCATAGTTCTGAATCTTATATTTTGTGAATAGCTTTTGCATCTGCTCTCTTATATACTTGGACGGCACAAGAATTAATTTCCTGTCCTCATTGTGGTCTTCGCATAATTGGGCAATCAGATATGACTTTCCACTTCCTGTTGCATGGGAAACTGCAACCCTATTTTTACCATTTGATAAAGCTTCCTTTATCTTTCCATACGCCTCCAAATTATGCGGCTTCAAATCTACCATATTATACAATCCTCCCCGTACTTTATCTCCTATAATCACACGTCATATATACACTATATGGCGCTCTAAACCACCCACCCCAGCAATTCTCCACCCACTCACTCTAAGCCCAAATAAGCCATTCTGACGCTTTCTACACCTATAGAGATAACAGCATTCAGTTTCAACTGGTGAACTGTTTACCAGTTGGAAATAAAGGTGCAACATCATGAATGTCGGCTATCGTTTTGTCAAACTAAATACTGGTTTCATTCCCTTTTATGTTCTCTCTTCCACGCCTCAAAATCTATGACTTTTGCAAGTCCACCATTATTGATTAATGTGATCCGGAATTCACTCAGCTCCGCCACATTGAACATTTCATCCTCTGGAATTTCGGCAATAGAAGCATCCGTCTCTACTGCCCTTATAGTCATAGCTGAAAATGAGATATCTGTAATCCTGTAGACTTTATGTAAAACCTTGATGTACTTTATCTTTGACAGGATCATAATAAATCGTACCATTTTCCTATCTTGAATTTATTTTGGGGGTCTCCATAATAAGCAACCTGCATCTTTTCAATTTCAAACATTTCATTTGTCCCTAATCTTGCAAACTGATCATAGAGCTGATAAATAGTCAATTCCCAGATATTGACTATATTCAGGCTTGGATGATGCGCTGATACGGCTGAAATAATATTGTTAAGTTCAAACCGCTTGTCTTGACCTTGCTTCTCTCTATAATTGGGAGCCTGTTTCAGTTTGTTATATAACTTCTCTGCAATCTTATTCGCAAATTTCATATTTTCACCCTCATTTTTTTGAATATGTGAAAGTTGTAGGATCACATCAACTACTTCTGCATAGTTGTCTCTATTGATTGAGCCAACCATCTCTTTTGTGCCACATGCATAAGTTGTAAATGCATTTGACTCCGTATGATACTCGACATCCTCCTCAATAAAGAAATTTAATGCTTCGCGCAAAAACATCCGCATATTGATATCCTTCGTAACCAGTTCATACGATGGTATATCTGGATTTTCTTTGTTATCTAAAGTAAAAATACCAAGATAACTAAAAAATATATGCTGACCAACCGTAGCAATACGTTTTAACTTTGGCGATTTAATATTTCCTACTCCTTCAACCATGTAACCCATAGGACTTAATAATGTTAACTTATCTAATTTCATATATATTTTCTCCTTGTATTTGCATTTGTATTTCTTTAAAGATATTATCTTTAAACCTGCATTGTGAAAGTTTAGAACACTAATCTCTCTTTCACTTTACAATCTTCAAATGAGATGGTTTCTTACTCAGCTTATGTATCTCGCCTGTCTGATTGTCCTGAATTATGCCCTTCTCCTGATTTATCGTGTATGTACCTATTCCCTGATCCTCGCACCATTTTTCCAAAATTCCTTTACCAGTCTGAGCTTTATACATATTGCTGATAATCGACATGGAAATTACCTGAACCTCCCACGACTAAAGTCGCGGGGTTCCTGGTTAATAACACTAATGTGTTAAATATCACCAGGCTATCCCCGTAGTTCCTACGGTTCTTATATACATTATTTAAACATATAATAATCGTAGTCCTTCATTCAGAATATTGATGGCTGCATTGATATCTCTATCCAATTCTGTATCACAATGAGGACATATCCAATTCCTAATATCTTCTGATTTCTTACCGTCTCTTTGACCACATACATGGCATATCTGGGATGACGGAAAATATCTGTCTACAATAGATACTACTTTGCCATACCAATTGGACTTATATGTAAGCTGTCTGCGAAATTCTGACCAAGAGACATCACCAACGCGCTTATTTCTGTTTGAATTATTTGTCTCTTTTAAAGATTTAACATCCAAATCTTCAATACATATGGCGTCATAGGTTCTGATAATATTTGTAGTCAGTTTCTGTAAGAAATCATTTCGTTGGTTAGATATGTGTTTTTGCAGTTTTGCTACTTTAATTCTTGCCTTATTCCAATTTGCTCCACCGATTGTTTTTCTCGATAGTCCTCTTTGAAGCTGGGCGAGTTTTTTCTCTGACTTTTCATGAAATTTTGGATTCTCAATTTTATTTCCATCAGAAAATATAGCGAAGTCTGCAATTCCTAAATCTATACCAACATTAGCATTGGTTTTTTGATATTGTGGCATTTCTACATCCGTACAACACAAAGAACAATAATAGTGCCCGTTTGGTTCCTGGGAAATGGTTGCGTTCAGGATCCGCCCTTGCGGAACTTGCTTGTCCCGTATTTTTATTAATCCAATTTTCGGCAATTTAATGTGCCTGTGCTCAAGCCGGATATTGTTATTTGTGCAGCTAGTCCTGTAAGATTTGTATCTGTCTTTTTTGAATTTGAATTTTGGATAACCAGCATGTTCTTTGAAAAATTTCTGGTAGGCCATATCTAAATTCTTCAAGGATTTCTGTAACGAATCCTTGTCAGGTTCCTTCAGCCAGTCATTTTCTTGCTTCAGCTGGGTAAGCAATTTACTCATATCATTGTAAGATAATGGTTTCTGTCCATCCTTGTATTTGCTTATTTTCAAATCCAAGAAATAATTATAGACAAACCTTACACACCCAAATGTTTTCTGTATTAATTCCTGTTGCCTTTTATTCGGATAGATTCGATATTTAAATGCCTTTTCCACAATACCTCACCTCGCTTTCTGATTATTCATTCTCCATACGGACAACAAAATTTTTAGAAAACGAAGCAGTATTAAATTTTTAATAACATATATAAGAACCGTAGTTCCTGTTAGTCGTACTTAGAGGTTGTCGTTCATATAAGGACGCTACGCCTTATACAGTTCTCCTATGAACTTCTTACACTTTCATGTAAGCACAGACTATATCTTATCCCTCGTTATTACACGTTAGGGCCTACCCACTTCCACACGCTTGTGTGTACTTCCCTCAAGAGGAATAGTCGTTGAACTTTCTCCTATTCGGAGCTTAGTTGCTGATTTGCGATTTGTAAATGTGTAGAACTTAGGATTTAACCTTATTCCATCTAAACTATTTTTTCTACTTTCGTAACGTTCACGTTTAGGCTTATTTCATCCTTACGTTGTAGTTAGTTTAGCTTTACGCATTTCCAGCAATTCGAGTAGTATTGGACGATTTCACGTCTCTACGCACAAGTTTCCCTATGAGCTAACTATTTGTTCGCCTAACTCATGACTAAAGTCACGAGTGTGCGGCTCACATTTAATCAAATGCGAATAAATCATCATTCCAGTAACACCATAAAAAGTCCTCCAGTCCTTCCTCGCCTAATGGTTTATCCAAATCAAAGTCCTTCAGCTTCTCTATCGTGAAGTAGTAATCTTTACAGCCAAACTTTTCTCCATCATATTCTTTTTCTATCGGGAACATGGACATCATCTCTCTAGGTGTGAGCTGTCCCATAAGCATCTTCACACATTCTAATAGACTGAAGTCAGCATTGATCTGCTCAAGTGTACGTGGCTCGGTACTATGCCTTCGATCTATCCTCTCTAAACTGAAATATTTCACTGCATAGAACACCGCACGTTTCAGATGGTCCCTGCACTGGTTCCAATCGCTATAAGCGGATATAGTAGCTAATTCTCTGACAAATGCTTTCATATAGAGTTGTTCCAGCTTGGCTTGTTTATCTTCAATTTTGCTTTTATCACCGCTAACTACCGTAAAATTGCTATTCATATCCGCTCTCTCCTTACGCAATCTTCTTATTCCTTGTTCCATATACAATCACATCCCCAGTTCCGTCAATCACCTCATCCGTAACGACTACTCTCTTAGCATCAGCCATATCTGGAATATCAAACATGACCTTCTGTAACGCTTTCTCCACAATAGACCTCAAGCCTCTTGCTCCAATCTTCCGTTTAACTGCCAATCCAGCTATCCTATGTAAAGCATCATCTGTAAATTCAAGCTTCACTTCATCCATAGCCAATAGTTCCTGGTATTGTTTTACCAGCGCATTCTTTGGTTCCGTAAGAATCCTAAGTAAATCTGTTTCACTTAGAGGACTCAGTGTTGTTATTACAGGCAAACGTCCTATCAACTCTGGCATAAGACCAAACTTAACAAGATCATGTGGCTGCACATTCGATAAATCCAGTGTATCATTTAAGCAATGTATTCCTATATCCGCACCGAATCCTATTGGCTTACTATCAGATTCCTTATGTATTATCTTCTCCAATCCTTCAAATGCTCCACCGCAAATAAACAGAATCTTAGAAGTATCAATACTTATAGTTTCACCTTGTGGATGTCTCCTACCTCCACCAAGAGGAACCTTTGCCTCACACCCCTCAATAATCTTCAAAAGTGCTTGCTGGACACCCTCACCAGATACGTCACGGGTAATGGATACATTCTCTGATTTTCTGGTAATCTTGTCGATCTCGTCAATATAGACAATTCCCTGTTCAGCAAGCTTCACATCCCCGTCTGACGCCTCTAACAGTCTAAGAAGGATATTTTCTACATCCTCGCCAACATATCCAGATTGTGTCAGAGTAGTAGCATCTGCTATACAAAATGGGACTCCTAAGAATTTTGCAAGGGATTGAGCAAGATATGTTTTACCAGAACCAGTAGAACCAATCATGAGAATGTTAGACTTCTGAATCTCCACATCAGATTTGTGCCTATACCTAATACGTTTATAGTGGTTATAGACAGCAACCGCCAATGTACGCTTTGCATCATCCTGGCCTATTACATACTGGTCCAGATGTTCCTTAATCTGTGATGGGGTTGCCAACTGGATATTGTCATTTATTTCTTCTTTCTCTTCTTCGTTCAAAACGCTGTAAGCTTCTGATATACATTGATCACAGGCATATCCAAACTTTCCTCCAATCAATCTGTCCACATCATCTTCAGATTTTCCACAGAATAAGCATATTTTTCTAGTCTTATTTGCCATATATCCTATTTCCTTCCCCTTTTTCTCTCATCATGTTCCCAATTCCTTCCCGCCGATTTTGCCATTTCAGAATTATCAAATATATAATTCATACTTCGCACAAAGGGGCTGCATTTTTACTCTTCACTTTAACCAGAACTGACTTTGTGTCATGAAATATTTTTATTACTGTAACTCTGATAGGACCACTATACGTACAAGTATAATATTGATTACCTATCTTTATATCTGCCTTTTCAACTGGTATAGGTCTTGTCCATCCCATATATCATAATCCTCCTACTTTACCTCTTCTCTATATACGTGCCGCTCTTATTCAAAAAAGGAAAATATAAATCTGAAAATATATAGGTTGTTCCATTATTAGCAGCTTTAGCAAAATATGATACTTCACATTCCCCATCTACAGGAAGCGAAAACACTCTTATAGTCCATGACGCATGATTCGTGGCTTGAAATTGCAATTTATAATCATTAAGTTTTCGCTTTGTATCATCGTAGTCGTCAGGTTTTGGTGGGTTACTTTTTAATTCTCTTATTTCGTCAATATATTTCTGAACTTCTCGCTGTGTAATTCCTTTCGTGACATCCAAGGATGAGATAAGTTGTTCTTGTTCTTCTTTAGAAAGAGATGCAATCGTATCAGAAGCTAAAGTTTTTGAAATTACCCCATCATCTAATAATTCTTTCATTGAATCCGTAAGATTCCGTTCAATTCGCAAAGCTCTTTTTAAATTAGTTTTTGATATTTTTAATTCACTTGCTATTTCTTCAAGCGTCAATTTCAAGTGTCCATTATGGTCTCCTGATTTTCTATCTCCACCATTCTGATAAAAGCCTTCATCTCATCTACAAGGCTATCCATATATTCCCTGACTGTTATTGTCCCATCCATAAAATCAATCGGGCTTATTTGTTATACATATTTAAACATTCCTATTCCCATTCCCTTCTTGAAATTTTCATAAAACTCTTGCAGTTCATATTTCACTGTGTTATAATTAATTCTAATAAAAAGATTATATAGTGATCCTCAGGAGGTTGAGTTATTTTTTCAATGTGCACGTTAAAAACTCCTAAACCCCTTGAAAACACTAGGTTTTTGCTTAATTTTAACGTTTCGTTTTCCCCCCTGGATTTCGTATCTAAAATGTCATTTAAAACATCTAAAAGTCCTTATTTATTAGCGTTTTTTATAATTAATCCCATTCTATTTTCCCCCCTATTGTATACGTATGTATTATATGTGTAGCATAGCGTAACGTCCTTTCAATTGTTCATCCTTACACAATCACCTTAATCTCTACCTCATAGTCCACTGTCCTCTCATCCTCCAAATCATGCGGACTAATAAACTTATACTTATTCCATTCATATCCCTTGTCTGTATATTGCTTCTGTATAATCAAACATCTTTCCTTACTTAACTTTCTTATATGCTTACCTATCTCATTCGGAGTCAATTTATCTAAACCTATTGTCTCTGCTAATGCTTCGTAAGTAACCTTTTTACCACTTTGCAAATTATTAACCAGTGCAATATACACGATGTAATCTATTTGAGATATTTTCCCATCTATTAGAGCATTCGCTATTGAAAAATAGAACTCTATATGTCCCTGTTGAAATTCGTTTAATCGTCTTGACAATTTTAAGCGATTCTCTCTAAAATCATCTGGTTTACTTTTATCAGGTTTAACCTCTATGTAACCTTTTTCCATCATTCCATCTATTAGTTCTATCAAGCGCTTTTCACCAATACAACTCTTCTTTTGGATAGATGAGTATAACAATTCTTGTAAATTTTTTATTCTAAAACCTCGTCTCCCATAACTGTTTTTATACACTTCAAGTATTGTAAGAATCAAAAACTCATGTCCTTTGGTTTCCCTGAAGTTTTTCCTTGTTAAAATTTTTTTGTTTATCTTAGCAGTTTTACCTTCTATTATTGAAATCTTTGCTCCATTGTGATATGTACCGCAATACACTTTATCACACTGGCTTTCAACAAATTTTCGATGAGGATCGTCAATCTTAAAAGATTCATAACATCCTAAAAGGTGGTAGTCTTCTTTCAGATAATTAGCTGTATCTTCTTCAATGACTTTTGGTGATTTTGGTGGTATGCATTTTAAATTGTATTCCTGGCAGACAGAATATATTCTTGATGGCTGATAACCTTCCATCCGAAGCATTTTGACAATACGGCCATGCCAGAAATTACGTTGTCCTTTATCTGCTCCTTCATTTAGCATTTTTCTCACACATAGATAGCACGGATATTCGTTAAGAGTTTCATACTTCCAGTTTGTCCGTTCAAGAATCTTTATATTTTCCTGTTCCTGATTATAGTAGTGAATTAGCTTTGAAATATATGGAAGGTCATACTGCTTGAATTGCTTTCCTACTCCATAACTGTTATTAATAACTTTCACATAAGACCATTTATCAATATTTTTCCTGTCATAATCATAGGTTCCACCTTCAATTTTGTGATTAAAAGTGCATGGTGGCCTTGAAATCTGCGTTGGTTTTACTGCTTTTAAATCAGCTCCTAAGATATTCGCAAGCGATTTATTAATCTCTGTTATATTTTTTATATCACAGTTGGACTTTACGCTTATGTAATAGTGAAACCCATGTCCGCTACTGATATATGCATGAATAAATAATTTAGGAATTTTATCCCTAATCATTTTTGTAAAGTCTCTTGCATCTTTCATATACGGATAATCCTTTTGGTCAAAATCCAAATACAGTACCCGTCTCATACGTTGGCTACCTATTGTTCCGTCTTTGTCCTCCCTATTTGTAGCAATTTGATTATAAACATCATGCGTATAGCGATATTTAAGGATAAAGCCTTTATATTGCTCAAAGTTTTTCAAGCAAGCTACAACCCGATCTCCTTTTTCTTTTCCTACTTCACCATCTTTGTTCCTTCTCAATGCCAATATTCTGATATATTCATTTTCTTGCAACCGCTCTGGATATAGCATTTCATAATATTTCTTTAAAATTTCTGTTTGTATATTGCTAATAATTCGTCACTCCTACTCTTCTGAAATTGTTTTAGGAAAGGGAAAATTCTCTAATCCTTTTATTCGGACATTTGTAGCCTGCACACCTTTATCACATTCCACAATATCATATTCAACCGGCTCCGCTTCAGCTAATGTCTTGAACCTCATTCCGACTATTCCAGAATAATGTACAAATACCTCACTACCATCATCACCAGAAAAAAAGCCAAAGCCCTTTTTGTCATTGAACCACTTACATTTTCCTGTCATTTTAGAATCTTCTATCCCATTTTCTTGTACTTAAACTGTATGTTCTTATCGTATAAGTTCTCTGTTGTGCCTGATTTTATTTTCTAAACTCGCAACATGTGAGAGTAGATGTCTTCTTTTTACTCCAACCCTACATTTCTATAGACATTACCGCTTTTCCCATAAATATTTTTTGTATCAAGGCTATTGTATTTATCCATTATCAATAAATCACATTCCGGTAAACTTAATTCAATCATTTCGACAAGTTTTTCTCTTGTACGATCTTTATTACAAAAGCATATAGCATGTTCAAATCTTAAATTGTACTGTTCCTTATTAGCCTCTTCAAACAACGTAAAAATCTCAAATGCTTTTCTCTTCTTATTCCAATGCAAAACATTCTGTAATAGTAAGTCCGGATGTAAATCCGCTATAATAATATAACTCCCCTTTAACAATTCATTTACAATAACCTTTGATGACTTATCCAGAATACATTCTGGAGATAATTTCAACTGACACATAACCCATTCCTCCAATCCAATCAATTATTTATAGGCACACCGCCCCAAATGAGCAATGTGCCTGTCTATCCGTCCATAATGGCAACCAGCATCATTACTGGTCGTTGTTCCGTTCTCAGAAGAACTCAGTATCATCACTGAGCGTCTATCCGTTCTCTATCGGTTCCTGGTTCCTTCACCAGAATGTAATCCGTTCAATATGTAATCATCCACAACCGATGATTGACTGGCTATCTCTCACCGCCAATATAATCTCTGTGTTATCATTATTCTCCAAAATCTAAGCTGATTTTTGAAAAAATAATTCCTCTCTAAACTGAGTCTCTACATCATCCATGGATATGCCGTCATTTACTTGTAATGACACGGCAATACTGCGATCACAAAAGGGACTCATGTTGCCGATCTGGACAAGTAAGTTTTCCTTACCAGCCCTTAAATACTTGAAGTCAATACTGTCTGCAAATATCCCCGATTCATCATAGAATTCCAGATCAGAGATGAATGTTTCAGATGTAATGCTCTCTGTCCTATCTTCATCCTTATGGTACAGTTCTATACTTGTGACTGTAACTACCTTGTCCTTGATGGCCTGAATAAGGTTTCTGGCTGATGTGGGGTATTTTATACTACTCATAATGTATGTTCTCCATTCACTTTACAGGCGGTACACTTAGGCACTGTCTTATTGATTCTATTAAAATTTGTGTACACTATAATCCAATTCAATTTCCATATCCGACATACCATTATTAAATTCAAATCGGTATGTAATATATCCTGATTCACCAGAATCATTGTGAATTTCTTCTATTATCTTGCTATCTATAGTCGTATGTACGGCTTGCGAGCCTATTTCAACTTCTGTATCATTTACCCCAATAGTACAATTACGAGCATCGATATAAAGAGAACCACCGTCTACGCTACATATTGCAAAAATACCGTCATTTGAATCTGTAAGCTCTTTGAACTGCTCCCAAGTGAGTGTTGTCCCTTTATCTACTGTGCTAAAGCATAAGGTATATCCCGATATTTCAAACTTATAGTCGAAATATGTGCTACCATCCCATTCTTGCTGCATTGCTTCCTCTATCTCTTCGCCATCTGCACCTTCTATTGCATAGTTTGTAAATATCTCTTCATCAGAAATAGGAATATTGAGCGTAAGGCATTTTCCGAATTCAGCCATTAAGCCATCCTCTGTAACGGTATATTCATATAAAACATCCGTCACCACACCGTACAATCCATTTTCAAAATAAATTCCGCTTAAAGCCTGTCTTAACACTTCTTTTACCTGTTTTCCTGTCATTGCTGTTTTACTCATTCTCTTATCCTCCAAGTTTTTTATTATGGAGAACCAACCTTTCGCCAGTTCTCAGTCTGTTTTTGTTGATGGGATAGGAGCACACCCTATCAGGACTTCCATCTATATATTTACTTCTCCAAAAATAAAAGTAAATTCATTGATTAATCCATAAAACCAATCGTTACAACATTCCTGTTTCCATCCAATCTGCCACTTTCTGGAAGCATATAAACGTTGATAACCCTTGTAGAAGGGAACCCAAACCAATCTTCAAAGTCCTTTAAGTCCTCAATAGTATCAACTTTAGTCATGTCAATAAACAGGCTGCTATTGATTTCCATAGGGTACAGTTTTGTTCCATTCTCCTTTTGACCGACCGGATCTCTGCTCATATTTCCAAAACAAAGGATCTTCCCCTCATTTAATGAGCTGCACTCTGTAAAATACAATTCTCCAAACTCAACACCCGTACATCGTTCACTGGACGTATCCAGATTCCCACTATTTAAGTGGATCTGATAACCGTCTTTCTTTTCATTCTGCTCATTGAGCAATCTTGCAAATTCAGTTAATTCCATGGTTAAAATCCTCCGTTTTATTTGTTGAGGTAGGCGGCATTGCACCGCCCTCTATATAATTCTCTTTTTATTAGCTGTGTTTCTTAAAAAACAGCATTTTTATTTCCATAAAAGGCTGACCATATGGCTTTATTATGTACTCAACAGATGTCGTCCCCTTCCTTTCATAGAAGGCGTTGCTGCTATCATCCACCACTGGCACCTCAAATGTGTTGGTATCATCACTGATGTGCAGTTTCCAGTTATCCAGCGTATTTATATATGTACGGGCCGGATTGTGCATCTTCATATTAAAGCCAAATGCATCCGTAACCTTTGTCAGGATACAATACCATTCACTATCTTCTTTTATCACTGAATCCAGAAATTCCTGTAATTCATATACATCCCTCTCACGGAACCCCTCTGAATCTACCTTCTTGAAGCCATCGGAAGCGTGCATAACCACCATCTGAAGCTTTGATCCATCTAATAACTGTGATGTAATAGACAGGGCATCCGCATCTTCATTGTAATCACCTTTAGCTGATACAATATCTTTCTGACTGACAACGTACTTATTTCCATCTGACGTGCATTCCTGGGAAAACTCAAATACATCCTTATACGCTTCAAATCTGTTGACCTGCATAGTCAGGATCGTCTTGCTTCCATCTGATAGACTGAGTGAGGTCATATCATAGGCGTTCACCAGTTCAAATAACTCCTGTGTGCTTACTTCCTGTTCGTTTTTTAACGCTTCTACTGTTTTGTTAATCATGTTTATTTCCTCCATTTTTTGATTTTTATTTGATATTCATTGTTTCAGATATATACTTCTCTTATTATAAAACTGGCAGTGATCTTAAGTGTTTTTATGGTGTAAGGTTTCTGTTGCTTACATTTATAAAATATGTAGCACCATTGTTCTTATCTCTATCAATCCAGTTCACGTAATAAATCCAGGCTCACCTGTCTACGCTTACTTATTACCTTTTTAATAGGTGCTTCTGCTTCACTTTCTAATTCTTCCAAATCATCCAAAATAGTAAATGTCCTTTTCCTGGTTTCTAAGCGTTCTCTTTGTTCTTCCATCGCTTTTTTACCTAATTGGGAAATATATTCAACAGGAAATCCCAAGCCCGATGCACACACTATATTTGTGTTACCATTATTTCCTACAAACACATTCTCCGGATTTCCTATCGCTTTTATGATCTCCTGTGCATTTATATCATTCCCCCTCTGATTAATCATTCCTATATGTGCCACGATTCTGTCATTACCAATAGGAAGAAAGATATTTTTTGCAGTGAGCGAATCTATCATATCTTGTGTGGTTACTTTTTTAATTACGTCTTGTGACTCGACTTTATCGGAACGCATAGCAATTACAAATGCTCCATGATCTGATAGCATCTTATATTTCTCCGAATCATCAAAATTTGATGTGGCTGATGTTGAATCATCCGTAAAAAACGCATCCAGCATGTTCACCAAATTAAAATTGATCATATCCAAGTTATTGGAATATTCATTATTTACAAAGATGATTGATCCCATCTCAGGGATTTCCATCAACTCCTTAGCTGCATCATAAGCATTGAGTCTTTTTTTAATAGGTTCATTTGCTCTTGGCATCATTAGACAGGCACAGACAATTTTATCTTTTAATGTACATGCTATATTTGCCAGATGTGTAATCGAACCAGAGCCAGTTGTTCCACCGCCCGTTGACACAAGTAAAATTACTTTCTCCTTTATATCTCTCACCTTCTTTAGAATATCCTTATTGTTCTTTAACGCTTCAAATGCCAAACTCCTATCACCTGCTAATCCGTCATATCCGTTTAGCAATAATACATTCTTTGCCTCTGGGATTGTCTTATTATCCTGTGTTGACCCATTAATAAGGTAAGAACTATAGTTTTTCTGTTGGAACCGGAATCCAACCCGTTCACCACCTAATCCAATACCTATTACAAAAACCTCATCTTTGATCATTTTCATTACCTCCGTTTTCTATGAGCCTTATCCCCTTCTCTAGCAGATAAAAGGTATCTGCATTGGTTGACTTACATCCCTTATTTACATAGCCATGCTTACATAGATCCATCATCTTACGATACGTTGTTGGCCTTGATGTGTTTACTACACTCATTATCTCTTGTATCGTTGCACTCTCAAAATGGCTTGTGCAGCCTTTCTTCTTTAGAAACTTCATAATTACATAATCTAATCTTTTTAGTTCCATAGCTTTCCTTTCCTATAAAATATGTGTTACTTTGGTGGTCTTATCTGTTACTATGCCTTTCTTCATTGTAGGTTAGCTGTTCACTAAAACCTAAAATATATAGGCTTTCACCCCCTTATATGAGGTAAACAGCCTTGTCTTCTTATTCATCCAGTCACTTTCCTTATTCAGTTATCAAGGTGCACTTAATAAGCCTATTACCTTTTGGTAATAAGAATATTATCTTTATAAACTTGTAGCAAAAATTGGAATGATAGCAGAAACGCTTGACAATAATAATACAAATATGTAATAATGACGTTGTGTAGCTTCTGCTATGCAATAAGGTTATGTAAGACTCGTCCGAGGTGCGCTAACACCGTTTGAGGATGGGTCTTTTTGTTTCTGTATGTATCAGTATAAGTCGAACGTCCGTTCTTGTCAAGAGAGACTCGAACATATGTTTGTTTTTCTGAAGTAATGATGCTTCTTTAAGAGATCACATCATACATGCCACACATATGATTGAATCATTCTTTGCATATTTGCTCTCAAAGGTTTTTGCTTCTTCCTTATTAGAGAAATGACGTTCGTCAATTATGGTGCTTTCAAATAGATCTAACTGGATTACAATCACTTTCCAAAACTTTGTAGCTGCCATAGTGATAGGTGTTACGAGTGTATTCAATTCTTTGATCCTCTTTTCTTTAATTATTTGTTAGTCTGTGGTATGATGTAAGTACTATTTACATTGAATATAGTATAATACGGATATTTCAGTATTTCAAGTAGTTTTACTGAATTTTCAGTATTCTAGCATATTATACAAAAATAGAGGGTACATGTTATGAATAATATACAAGTCGCAAATATTATCAAAGAGTTATGCAAAACAAAAAAAATCACCATAAAGAACCTATTAGAACTTTGTGATATCAATAAGGGATTTATCTATGATTTGGAACATAAACAAGCATCTCCTTCATGTGATAAGATTTCCAAGATAGCCGACTACCTTGATTGCTCTGTGGACTATCTGCTTGGGAGAACGGATAATCCAAATGTAAACAGATGACTTTAGGCAATAATAAAAGAGCCTTTGGGGATATGTTATCCATTGGCTCTGTCTTTTCATTATATCTATTAGCCTTGATCATTGGTGGTCGATCCATTCTGATTTGCAGTATCAAAATAAATAGCTTATCTCCATTTGGAGTAGAGCTAATTTCATCAATTGGACTTCTTCTCCAGATGGAGTAGATGTTAAGAGATAATTTTTCTCAAAATTGCAAAAAGTGGAAACTAATTGTTCTCCAAGGACATTTATAAACTCCTCATATCGTGTTTTTTAATTCCGAAACTTTCGGAACTGATACCTATTACTACCATATTCCCATGGGACTTTGACTACGATGACATGTCAGACCTTATACTATATATTAGGGATTACAATGGAGATGGGGCCTGTGGTATAAGTAAGGATATATCTGTAATTCAAATTATTACAGTATCAAATACTTTGATATTCCATTTCCGAACTGAGATTTTTTCTCACGATATTTCACTCATATCCTATAACCCCTTGTTTTCTAAGCATTTCTCTATATATTAGTAATCATTCCTAATTCATCATATCTGCTCCAACATGGTTGAAACCCTTAGTGAAATAGAGAGTTTGCCGAACTCGTCTTAAAAGATGACATATTGTGACTTTCATTCACACCACTAACGACAAAGTTCCTTGTAAAATAAGGCTTTTCATCCTGTTACCGATTTTATGCCGAACCCCTAATCTTTTGATCAATATAGGCTTAAATATAATCTCTTTTCCTAGTAAATAGGTAGGTTTATCATCTTTATTCCCACTGCTACCGAACCTCTCACCGAACACTATTTTTCCAGCAAAAAAGCAGATATTATCATCTTGGATACCTGCTTCTACCTTTTCTTTATTATATTGATTGTTGTTACTTTTTGCACAAACAAAATGGATGTCCTGCTGGATCAAACATAGTTACATAATCTTTTCCTCCAAATTGTACTTTTGATTTTACGGCGCCTAACAATTCTGCCCTTTTAACCATTTCCATAACATTGTCAACCTGAAAATCAAAATGCATCTGTTTTTGCTGCCTTCCAGCTTCTTCGGGCCATACAGGAGGAACGTATCCCTCTTCTTCAACAAACAAAAAGACGATTCCTGATGAACTACGGACAGCTGGGCGTGCAAACAGTTCACACATTTCCCACCCCAATAATTTACTATAAAAAGTTTGTAACTTTCTCTCATCATCACAATCGACCATAACATTACCTAGAGTCACTTCACTTGTCATGTTTAAATCACCACTATCCTTATATTTTGGATGTTCCCGTGCAAACGGTTTGGGTGAAATGTATATTCCCAAACAGCTACAGCTTACCTTGCATAAGCGCTATTTTTACCGCAAAATTATATAGCCCATTAATCTGTTGGTTATCAAGCTTGATTTTCGTCTTAATCAATTTACCTTGTGCTGCCACCAATAAATCATACATTCCTAAATAGCACCACTCCCATAAGCAGGATACAAAATTATATTCTATCATCAGGGGTGCTAATTCTTTGCGTATATGATCACATAAAGTCCGCGAAATACCAGCCTGCTCTAGCAATATATAAGTCCGTTCTTTTTCTTTTGCCACAATCTCGGTATCTAAAAATTCTTCTAATATAAGAAACCAGTTATCTTGCACATGTATCTTTTCTATATGATTCTTGATACAAAATGAAAGCAACTCTCCTTCATACACTCGGTTTACAAAAAATATATTACCTTGTTTAGTTAACAGTGCTGAAGGGATAAAACTAGATGTATATGCAGATATTTCACTTGCATGAAGCATTGTTTTATACTTGAATTCAGCATATGGATAATCAGAATTGTCATACTCTATATGATTATCGCTTATTATCATCGTTTCTTTTTTATTCATATCCTACTATCTTTTTCCGAAGTTCTGCCGCTTTAGCATATATAAGGTTCCTCTGCCACTCTGTCAAATCATCATTTCTTTTATTTAATATCTGGCGTTTATGTATCCCATGCTCAACCTGCTTATAATATGTATCTAAATCTTCCGCAAAGTTCATGTCCCATACTTCAGATGCTACCAACCTGGATTCCCCATTGATTAGAATAATAGAATATCCAGATGGATTTTTTTCATATACACATTTAACATCCTGCACGTTCTCTGCGTCAAATGCCTTATGCCACTCTATAAGTATCTCTTCTCGTTCACGCAACAATATATTTATCTGCTCTGTTATATCCTCTAATTGCTTTTCACATTCCTTCAATTGCATATGCTATACCCCCTTTGATAGTTGGGTAATTAGTATAGCATGCCCGTATGGAAATATCCATTTGCAATATTACCAGCATGTGATAGAAAACATTTTGCAGATTAGACATTGACAGTAACCAAGGCCATTACAATTAGAAGTTCCTGTAATACCACCTGTAACCACATTCCCTACACGCTCTATCTGTTGCTTGGAATTGAAGATCAGGAAATGCAGCTATTGCTTTCTCTTCTGTCATTCCAGATCTTATCGGTAATATAAGTTCTTGCATCACGCCTCCGGCTGTAGGTCAGCCGTTATTTCCATTAGTTCATTAAGCAACTTCTCTATCTCTTGTATCTTCTTATCCCCCCTATTAATAACTAGGTAATTTTCCTTCATACTCTTTCCATTAATATGCCTACTAACAAGCACCTTCTTCTGAATCTCCCATAATATATTTTGTTCTGTCTCAGAAAGATAATTCTCACAATCCTCCTGCTCTAATACAAGATATCTTTTGTTCTTCTTTTCGACCATGACGTTCACCTACCAGCCTTATTTGATACATAGCATATATAAATTATACCATTATTTAAGATTAATGAATAGGAAATCCGGATTAACCTCTGCATAATAAACCTATTTTTAAACATAGAAAGGAATCACTTTCCTTATCGAAAAGCGGTTCCAATCAAATCAAAAAATAATATCTACTTTACAATTATTTATCTAATAACCCCGAAAAAAGCACTCCATAATCAAACATTTTCATACACAAAGTTTCTGTGATCACTTCATATTTATCAATGATAATTTCTATATCCTCATCTTCTTTCCCATCCATTCCCAGTCTTTCACATAGGCGATGATAGGCATTCATTATCTCTGTATATGCCTGTTCACATACCTTACCCTCTAAGAATTCATCCTCCACGTACTTGCACTCTTCAGGCGGATTGTCTTTAAACTCCAACGTACCATTCATTAAATCATAGATTAGTTTCTTGCGTACTTCCATAACCCTATTCATATTTATATTATCCTTCCGTTTGTCTCACTTTTACAACCGATTTTACAGCTTAATTAGAGTAAAATCAAGTGAAAGTGCAAAAAATGAGACAAAGACACGGATTGAGGAAGATATATGGAAAAACTACGTCCTAATGATGGTGGAAAAAACATCATTGCTGACCAGCTTAAAGCTTTACGGAACCAACACGGCCTTTCACAGCGCGATCTAGCAGACAAATTGCAACTATTCGGCTTGAACTTTGATAAGAATATAATCACCAGGATTGAAACCAGCAAACGTTTTGTAAACGACTTTGAATTAAAAGCGTTGTCTGCTTTTTTCGATGTATCCTATTCCTATTTGCTTGATGGGATCCCAACAACGGAAGATTTAAAGAAACATCCTGATCTGCCAACCTAATAATGAAAACAGGGGATTACTCCAATAGAGCGTATTTTTGCTCTGGATATGTAATCCCCTTAATCCTGTTCCTTCTATAATTATAGCAGCTTCGCACACTTTCGCAGTCCATCCTCTATCCTCTGCCTCTACAATCTAATAAATATCTATATTATTTTACACAAGCAGAGTCAAGCTTATCATACCCTTTGATCAATTCCCTCTGCAATCGTGCACCTACAATTAATCCTAGTTTAAAATAACATTCATCATGAGAAAATGCAAATTCAGTTAGAGCATCCAATAAATTATTGTCATCTACATCAGGATACCGTTCCTTAATTTGGTCTATGGTCTTGTCATAACTCTCCTCAATAGCCTTTTCACAATCATCAAGGTTATTGTCCACAGATATATCCACTCCATCCATTAGGCACGTTATAAACGTATCTAAGCTTGCTCTGTCGGCTATCTCCTTTATTCTATTCATAATCCTCTCCTTTTCTATGCTCTAATATAAGTTCTATTATATTGCGCCGTCACTATGCCGTCAATTTATTTTTTGCCGTCATAATGGCTGTATAATGATGGCATACTATCCATATGGAGGTTTTAACATATGCACAATGATACATCCAAATTCACTATGCGCACAGATTCAGAATTGTTAAAGAAATTTAAGATTGTAGCTGATTATAATGGACGTTCTGCAAATCGTGAGTTAGAAGTTCTTATGAAAAAGCACGTTGCTGAATTTGAGCAAATGCATGGAAAAATAGAGATAGAATGATCTTCAGTCAGAAAAAGAAGGAACCGTATTCCTTTGCCAGGAACCCATTCCTTCTATATTAATGTGGCTGCTCATCTTACAGTCTGAAATCATCCATAGCCTGATCAAGCCTATCCTGGTTGATTCCAATGTACCTCAATGTGACGCTTGGAGATGAATGGTTAAACAATTCCTGAAGCAAGGCCACATCTTTCGTCTTCATATACATATGATAACCAAACGTCTTTCTTAATGTATGTGTTCCAATCTCTCCGTTGATCCCCACCCTGACAGCTGCCTTATTTAGTATCCTATACGCCTGTACTCTGCTTATAGGTTTGTTGTCGCCCTTCTGTGATTTAAACAGATATGCATCATCATCCATCCCGGCTATATACTTTTCAATTTCGTCAGCTATCCCGCTTATTTTTATCCGCTTAAACTTTCCTGTCTTCTGTTCATGCATCTTGATATAGGATAAATCCTTTACATCAGATACTTTTAATTTCAAAATATCAGATATGCGTAAGCCAGTATTGATTCCCAGAACTAGCAGCATATAATCTCTGTATCCCATGCGTAACAGTTCACGCTTCATAGCTTCAAGTAGTTCCTTGTCCCTTATTGGCTGTACTAATTCCATTACATCATCCCCCTCTGTCCATGCAAACATCAGTTCCTCTTAAAATCCACTATATTACATATAATGTACGATGTCAATATGATATGTTACATTTAGAAAGATGGAATGGAAATCTTAAAATAATAGGTTCATTATGTTACATTTTAGGATACAGTATCACCCTTCTGTTACATTTCAAAGAAAAATGCACCCTAGCCACAAAGATTAGAGTGCAATCCATTTTAATTCCTATTCATCTCATATCGATACATCCATACTGCTAAAATCAATTTCAAAATCAGAATAAATACCTACAGGAACACTATCCGTAGAGCGGTAAAGCACCGGAATGCTTCGTGCTCGGTTAGGCAATAGCATAGTTTTACCTTCCTTATAACTTATTCACCACGTTCCATTTTATCCTTAATCGCTTGCCTTATAAATCCAGCTTTAGTATGTCCCTTTTCTTTACAGTATTGCTCAAGTGCTTCTGCTTCTTCATTTGGCATTGAAAGCTTCACTTGCTTATAGTTTTCTTTAATATATTTTTCATTTGCTCTTTTCTGTGCATCTGAAAGTGCCACCATCAAACCCTCTCTTCCTCTATAGTCCATTTAACTATAGTATAACCCATCTATCAATAATTTTCCAGTATCAAGTGGCAAGCACCATTTCTGACACTCACCACCCTCTAAATCATGCTCCCCTTACCTCCATCAGTCTAAATGTATCAAAGCCCCATGTTGCCAATGGCTGGATCCCATCCCCTTCCTTATTGGAGCTATTCTCCCATAGATAATCATTGACTATATCCATAGCAGCCTTATCCTGATAAAGTTTTTTTACCAATTTTTCCTCATAATTCCTGCTAATCCCTTTATCAAGCTTATTCCTCCGAACATATCCATATAACAACTGGCTATACTCCCTAACCTTTAGCGTAACATCCATTCGTCCAAAGAATTCACTGATCAGCAGTTCCAGGGCTTTGTACTCTGTTGTCTTTCCACACTGGATATCCCAACCTCTTATACAGTTATCAATTGCCGTTTCCAGGCTGTGATATGTAAGTTCTGCTGAGTACAGCCCCTTTCCAGTTTTTATCATCCGTCCACTATCCAGCAATTCTATAATCTTTGTGCCACAACAGGGACAAGTAATCCTGATACAGGTTCTTTCCAACAGTGATGTAATAACCACGACAGGCTTCTTATGCCCACATGAACAAGTTTGTAACCTCCTTCCTCCCTTCTTAATCCGTCCTGTTATATCAATTTTATCGATCACATATTTTCTGTATCTTACCTCTGTACTATGCATGTACAGGTAATAGGCTAATGCATCACACATAAGGTAATCATGGAACCGGCTACCCTCTGCTACATGCTCCATTTTAAGGAACTCGTCAACTGTATAGAAAAATATCTCATTAACAATAAACCTGATCCTATGATCATCCACTTCAACCATTCTGCTTGCTGTCCTCGTAACGTCCATCAGGCCGTTAAATGTCCAGTCCATTGCTTTCCTCTGCGTATCAACATATTTACAAGCCCTCTTTACTGATTCATCATTGTAAAGGAACTCCAAGCCATCTAATTCAATATTAAAATCCCTGTCACGATACGATATACTCATGTTCAACCATCTCCCTCCAATGTTTATATGTTTCGTCCATAATTGCTAAGAATTCATCCTTACTCAGTTCTACGCTTCCCCATATCCCATCATCATCACCATTGGCAATATAGAGGGCTGTCTTCATATTATCCTTACTTATGCAAAGTTCCATCTGGTCACTGCATATGTTGTCAAAGTCTGTCCCAAATTCGGCAGAGACCGCAACAAGTATGTCAAACATCCCATTGCTCCCATCCGGCCTGATTGGGACTGAAAGCAGGAATACTTCCTTACCAAATTCTGCATGTTCCCAGTCTAAAAGTGATAAGATCCTGTTCTCTGGTATCTCTGTCACCAGTTCTGTCTTACTGCTATCTTCATACACCTTCATTTGGTTCATCCTCCATCCATCTTTATATCGTCATTCTTATGTGGGTTACTGTACTAACGCCATTGATCCAATCATCAAAATACAAATAATCTTATTTTACGTACTGTCATTGAGATTACAAGCTTTATTCCTGTATGTATGATTGACTTTGCTATTTCCTCGTTCTGTCCGGACTGGTAAGCTAATATAGTAGTCATGCTACTGAAAAATTCCTCTGCCATAAAATCATTTTTAAGACGGTTACATGACTTGTGTGTCGCTCTCAAATTATCAGGCTCGTTGGTTCCTCCCTGGTTGATTGGTTTCCAATGGTCAATATTAAAGTTATTGATTGACAGCGGCTGTCCACATATTGCACAGATCCCGCCACTTTTGGCATAAACCATCTTTTTAAGTTCCCAGCTATAAGAGCTATTAAATTCTGTCCGGGTTCTTTTATTCCCGTTATAGCCATAAACTGATAAGTCATAGGTACACTCAATTTCTGTAAATCCTTTTTCTTTTGCTACTGCATAACTCGTATATCCATTAAGAATGTAATTATTACTGTCCAGCAGTACAGGCCGTGGAAAATGTCCTGTGGATTCAAAATACACCCTCCGTTCCTCCAGCTTGTATTTATCAGCCAACCGCTTTCCCTTTATAGTTTTGATATCTTCAATCTTTACCAGCATAAACCTCTGCCTCCTAACTCAGTTCTTATCTATAGGAAATAAAACCTCGTTCAGTTTTTGTTGACAATACTTTTTAAATTCCATACGCAATTCCGGTGTTTCCACCTGTATATTGTATGTATCATCAATCCATATCTCTTGCTGATTCTTTACCTCTGTAAAATCTGTAATAACCATAACAATACAATAGGATGGGGATGTTCCACTGCTATCATATGTTATTTGCATCCTTGCATTTAACATTAAATGGCCCGGTTCCAGGATATACCCATTATTCGCGTTGTCCCTTAACCATTCGTCTATATTCCATCGTATCATTGCATACAATATGTTTTTAATAGCTTTTGGGGTATCATCCGCAAATGGAATGGATATCAATACACCCCCATCCATTACGCCATCAAAAGTGATACCGTCATTATCCATACGGAAATCTGTATACTCATAATTGATCATCCTGTTCCTCCCTCCAGACTTAACTCAGATATTCACGATTGTAAATTGCCATCAGCTTGTTATGCGCTTTATGATAATCTGTTGCCGTCTCAATAAGTTCCTTTACACCTGGAATATGTAAAAGTCCAAAATCTTTTGCAAGTATAGCCAGTTCTCTTTTGGCGGCTCTCTTGCTTTCTATATATGGTTTTGCCATATGCGTTCCTCCTATGATTTTTCAGTAATGACCAGGGAAGGAATCGAACCTTCCCCAATCACCATCCCATGATTAACAATTCTTAAAGAAAACATCATCTATGTATCTATGAACCATGTTTTTCACTAAGCTGTTATATTTGTGCAAGTCTATAGGAATTTCTATATCCGTCTCCATAAAGATGTCTACAACATCATGGAATCCCGCACGTATGAAATATTGCACTGGCTTATTTTCTTTGACCTCAACGCTTAAACTTATATAGTCAAATTCGATTCCTTTGTGGTCCAACCTGCACCACTTTTCATGCTGGCGCAAACCCTCATACCGCTTCAGATACTCAATTTTTTCATTGACAATAGCAAAGTCAAGTTCTTTCCACAACTTGTCAGATAAGTCCATAATATTTATGTCAAAACTCACACCACAAAATTCATCCGGAAAAACGTCTACATTTCCAATAACCTTGATATCACTTTCCATAATCGGTAAATTATAACCCTTTTGTGCTACCGCTAACATGATTAATCTCCCTTCCTATAATCTAGGTTTACTTGTTATTTACGATATTCTGTCTTGATAAGCTTAGTGTCATCAAACCATTTAACACTACCATCACGAATAATTGGAACCATTACCCTTGTGCCGTTCCCATACTCTATCACCTTTGACAGCTTAATTGTGCCATCCTCTGTCTGCTCAACCCTTAACAGTATCCTTGTTTCACCCTTCATATCCTTACCTCTTTCTTTTTATAGTTTGGGGAAGCTGCGACACTTCCCCATCAAGTTATGCGACCGCTATTTTATTGCTAACAGAGCCGAAAAGCATTTTACTTACCTTATCAACGATAAGTTGTTTCATTTTGTTCCCCTCTGCTTCACTAAGTGATAAGGGTATATCTTCAAAATACATGGTGGTTTTTCCCATGAATTTGTCTGACTGTTGCCATATGTAAACATCTATCATATACTCTTGCCAATCCCCTTCATTCACTTCTCGTGTGTAGATAAGATGAAAATCATAATAAACATCATCCTCAGTATCAATTCCCGGATACCTTTTTTCATATTGCTCCAAACATTCGTTCACTATTTTCTTTACTTGATATCCTATTTCATCAAGTGACAGGAATATTTCAATCTGCCCTACTAAACGTAAATCTACATCGTTCATATCTATCATACCGATTGATTCAATCATTTGCTTCTTCATATTGATTGCCTTTCCTTTCTTTAAATAATGTTATCAACCTGTGGGAAGTGGATTGCTCCACCTCCCTGTTATCCCGTTGCCAACTTAACCGTAACCCTCTGTATTGGGATGGTCCTTGAATACTTCTCATACAGTTCCTTGCCATTTTCCTCATTTGCAATAAATGTTTTGCTGTCAAACTGTGGTCGTTCAAATAGTGTATACAGAACCTTATAAAAGTCAACTTCTATTTCGTTTTTCTGGCGTTTCCTCATATAAACCGCCATTTCATCTTTAAAGGCTTTTATCTGAGCGTCTAAGTCATCAACCTCCTTTTTCTTTTTTGCTTTCTTTCGCTCCAGTTCATAAACTTGATTGGCTATTGTGGATAACTCGTCCATGTTCTTACACATTCTGCATCTCTCCTTTTATATGAAGTTTTCAATGTTCTGTGGTTGATTTGTGTGTTCGTTTTTTGTTTGTCTGTATCAACCTTATGGCCATATTATATATTAGTACTAATATATTTTCAATGTTAATACCTCACAATATTGGTGCCATTATTTTATATATTAGTACCAATATTTACTATGACACAAAAATTATGCACAAAACAAGCATTATATATTGGTACTAATTTACATTGCAATTATATTAGTACCAATATATAATAGAATCAAATAGTAACTTACAAATAAAGAAAAGGAGACAACAAAATGGCAAACTATAAATTAAGAATCTACAATTTATCCGGCTCAGATTGGGGTAACTTAGACCACGAAGAATTTTTCTCAACTCACGAATCCATGGATCAGCGCTATAAGGAAATATCCAAAAACATTAGACAGCACGCCTTAAGACCTACGGCATGGGAATACAAGGAGGATTGGGAACGGATCACAGGTTACTAAGTTCCCTGCTAATCAGAATTTCAAATATAAAAACAGAGGTAACCCCATTCACCGCATTATTGCAACAACATTTAGATTCAATCAAGTAAAGGAGGTTCAGACCATGTCAACATATTTCAATACCCCAAAGACTTTGGAGGAATTAAGGAAACAATACAAGGACTTATTAAAGAAATATCATCCTGATAACCCAAATGGATCGGAAGACATTTGCAAGGCTATCAATGTTGAATACGAAACGTTATTTAAGGAATTAAAGGATCAACACAATGAGACAACAAAGGATACAACAAACCAGACCTATAACAATATGAAATGGGACTTTGCGGAGGATGAAGCACTAAGGGATATGCTCAGTAATGTTATACAGCTTGTAGGGCTGAATATAACCATTGTAGGCAATTGGATATGGATTGATGGGAATACATATCCGCACAAGGCTACACTAAAGGAAATGGGCTTTAAATGGGCACACGAGAAAAAGAAATGGTACTGGCACAGCGAAACCTTTAGAAAGAAAAGCAATAAGAAATTGAGTTTTGACACCATATGTAACTACTATGGCAGTGCTGATGTAAGGACGGAACAAAGGACAATGATCGAAGCTTAGAAGGGTAAAAAATAGGGTGTAACCAATTGAATCGGATACACCCTGAAAGAAAAGAAAGGATACAAAACTATGTTAACTATAAAATATGAAAGAAGAGATTTTTTCAATAATCGAGTTTATACAGAGGACAAAAAGCAGAACTACAATAAAGAGGATTTAAAGAAAGCCTTTTTGTATTTGAGTAGAACGTATGATACCAGTATTCAGATTAATGATACCATTATCTATTGGGACAATATGAGTGAATATGAAAACAGGATCGTTACAGTCAGATACTTTGATGGTTTGAATTATACAGAGGTCAAAAAAAGCTATGACAAGGCCAAAAAGGAAGGTTATGCAATGGCATTATAG